TGCGGGCAGCGGCCGCCGTGGTAGCCCCGGTGCCACCGTTAGCTACCGCAAGCGTGCCCGCCAGAGTCACCGTGCCGGAACCGGTGACCGGACCTCCCGAAGTAGTTAGCCCCGTGGTTCCCCCCGATACCTCAACACTACTCACCGTACCTGTTTTGGCTCCTGCTTCAATACCATCTAATTTAGACTTATCGGCTGAAGACATGAATCCAGCATTTGCTGGAGTAGCCACCGTGTGGGCGGTACCTCCACTACCAACGTGAGAAAGAGGAGCTTTACCATCCAGCGCTGTTTGCGTAGCATTGGATATGGGTTTATTAAGATCAGATGTATTATCTACACTAGATAAGCCAACATCTGCTTTCACGAGATTTATAACATGATTGGCGTTCCAGTCGCTTGGCCTTATTTGTGTAGTATCTGCGCTATCTGGAATAGAAGATGATTTGGCGTGAGTGATGGTTCCCATTATATTCTCCTAAGCAACTTAAGCATTTCCACGGGTAACCGAAAAGGTATCAATTGATACAACTGCACCGGAATTGATAGCAATAGTATCTGTAGTCATATCGCCTCCGCCTCCCGTTGCAGTAATCGTTCCTTGTACATGCGTGAGTGTTGCCCCGGAGTTCTTGATTCGAAAATGCCCCGCCGTTCCTGTTGCTATTGCAGTAGCAGACCAAGTACCCAACTTAGACTTTGTTCCGCTGGCGCTTGCTGCCAACCAATCTGCGGGTAAAGGAATATCCACCAGCAGTGTTCCTGCATCAACAGCGGCTGTGTTGGCAGGCGGAGGCCCTGATCGTATGTGTGCACGAGGAGATGCCCCAATGACCGTTTCTATCTGATCATTCTGTGCATCTCTGAGCGCTGGTGAGTATTGTAGTGCCATAATGGTTTCCCTTATTTCTGTTCAGTGGGCGGTTCTGGAGAAGGTGGCATAGGTGGCTGTGCCCCCGGTACAACCTTCTTATTGGTATTGCTACGCCAGATGAAAAAAACTACTACGCCTACAAGTACAACGATTAGAATGCTGATTGCTGTTGTCATGGTGATTACTCTCCTTGTTAAGGTGTAAGAATTTGCCGTGATCTTTCTTGTGTTAAAACACCAAGTGTTACCATCTTTTCAAATACGGGAGGCATTCTTGGTGAAGCTAAGTTTACTTTCCCATCCGACTTTGCCATCAATAGTGTAAGAGCTTGCGCAAGAATAGGGTCAACCTGCGCTGCTCTTTGCCCAAGTACCCACTCATCTGGTGTAAACCGTTCAATGAAATCATCTCGATCAATAGTAGTCGGCGGAGTTTCAGGAACAGGATCGACAACAAGTTTGCGTCCGATTATACGCCCTTGATGAATAATGTCTTCATAACGTTCAGCCATTTTATTGATCCAAAGTATATACAATGATATAGGCTATTTTATCCGTCTCCGTTAAAGAGCTTTTGATATCTACACTCATAGTTTTGAATGGATAATTATGTGTATGAATAGACGAAGATTGTAAAATGATTCCAGCTCCTAAAGGGCCTCGATCGATGCTGGAATTAGCTTTATCAAATACATCATAAAATATAACACCGTCCAAAGTAATTTTGAGTCCTACTTGTCGAGATATTGTATCTCTTCGATAAGCGGCAGCTATAAGCAAACGACCAGGAACTGCTATGGATAAAACATTTTTATATGTATTGGCTGTTAACGCACCACTTAATGATTCCTTAAATGCGGCGCCTCTTAGCGAATCACCAATAATTGCAGAAAAGGCTCCATTACCAACTAAACCATTTACACTAGCCGGAGTCTTTTCACCGCCATTTCCTATGATCGAACTCAGTGTCACATCAGCCATTATACAATCCTCAATAATCCGTTAGCATAAGCTACCAAGTGCGCTGTGTTACCATCTTCAACAAGGAGGTCATTGCCGGAACCCACTGCATCAATAGTATTCCCATTGCTGACTACGCGATGGCTGGCTTGTCTGGCGTGAGCAATAAACTCATCTCCTGTTGTAATAGTAATAGGCAATGTCAGGTTTAGCGTTGTGGCACTATTGGCAATGACAGCCAAACCAGGAGATAGATTGCTATTTACGGTGGTGGTACTCCATGTTACACCCCCTCCTCCAGACACGGTGGCTGGCGCCCAGGCGCTTCCATTCCATGTTGGCACTTGCCCAGTAGTCGCACCAGATTGTTGAAGATTTGCCAATGGATGTGTATGTGCTACAGGTGCTTTTCCATTTAAAGCTGTTTGTAAATCTGTCTGGGTTGCTAGTGTACCTGTGATTGTTCCCCATACTGGTGCAGGTGGGGCGGGCAAAGCCGCCCAAGCTCCATCACCTCGCAGCCATACAGCGCTGCTTGGTGTGCCCGTGCCTAATCTGGCAGTAGAGAACACACCGCTTGTGGTCTGGACAGCCGGTAAGCCGGGAATACGTGCAAGCAGGAAAGTACCAGACACTATTTCACTTGCACTATGCGTATGTGCGTTTGGAGGAAATGTAGCTGGAACACCGGTTAAATCATTCCATGCTACGCCTTGAGTGCGAAGCCATGCTGTGCCACTACTGCGCAGGTAACCTCCATCTGCGCCAAATCCAGTAAAGTCACTAGGTGCGTGTTGGTGAACGGTAGGAGCTTTACCATCGAGTGCAGATTGTAAATCTGTCTGGCTTGCTAGTGTACCTGTGATTGTTCCCCATACTGGTGCAGGTGGGGCGGGCAAAGCCGCCCAAGCTCCATCACCTCGCAGCCATACAGCGCTGCTTGGTGTGCCCGTGCCTAATCTGGCAGTAGAGAACACACCGCTTGTGGTCTGGACAGCCGGTAAGCCGGGAATACGTGCAAGCAGGAAAGTACCAGACACTATTTCACTTGCACTATGCGTATGTGCGTTTGGAGGAAATGTAGCTGGAACACCGGTTAAATCATTCCATGCTACGCCTTGAGTGCGAAGCCATGCTGTGCCACTACTGCGCAGGTAACCTCCATCTGCGCCAAATCCAGTAAAGTCACTAGGTGCGTGTTGGTGAACGGTAGGAGCTTTACCATCGAGTGCAGATTGTAAATCTGTTTGAGAGGACAATACACCCGTAATCGAACCCCATGTTGCGCCAGATCCTCCTCCACCCGTATCAGAGGAAGGCGTGGGGGAAAAGGTAATGGCTTGTTGCAAGGCTAAACTGGACAAACTCTCCTCTATTTTGGAGAGTATCTTGTTCAAGTGTTCCCGCTCAACGTCGGGATTATTAGCCTTTAATACGCGAAATCCCATTTATTTAGCATCCATATCCATAATGAGTGTGCCGGCGATGGCTTCCATATCCATACCTTACATCTCCATAGTAATTACGGGTTCCATGCGAATGCTCGCAGCGGATATTATTGTTATAGTAGTAGTAACGATCATAACGCCTCCGATCATTGCAATGTCTGGAATATGAATACTCACAGTTTCTCGAATAGCGCCCATTATTATATCCGTCATTATCATTATCACCGGTATAGCCTAATCCTGTCGCCGGGATAAGAAGCAGAACCAGAGCAAAAAGAAATGCTTTCACAGTAGTAGTAATATATTTAATCATCTTGGTTGGTCTCCTGTAATGTGTATGGAGTTTGACACCTATAGGCACATTTAGTTTCAATGCAGATGTTCTCCTGTACAGGTTATATTCATATTTCTTATCGTGTCGCTGGTGGCCGTGGTAAGAATAATGGTTGTGTTTGCGCGTTAAAGAAGGGGGATATACCCTGTCCACCAAGCAGACTCTGAATGAAAGGTAGTTGTAGATTATTAACAAAGGTTCCGCCGCTTGCTGGATCAAAGCGATTAAGTACAGAAGGCGCAGACGCCGGCGCTTGGAATTGTGGCAAAAAAGATAAAGGATTGCTGGGATTCAAGGGTTGCGCAGGACTAAGTTCCCCAAAGGTATTCGGTGGCTGCGGTGGCAGATTTATTGCCGGCGGATTCTTATTCCCCCCTCCTATAAGGCCAGGGTTTTGGGTAAATGTTGGAGGACCAAGCTCTCCACTTCCTTGCCTTATGCGTTCCTCTTCAGTAAGAGGTCTGAAACCTCGTCGTTGTGCATCAGTGAGCGCTCCAGTACCTCCTTGCCCTTGCTGCCCCGTTTGAGAGAATGTTACAGGAGGGGATCCTTGAGGAATTGAATTACCAAACAGACTGCGCAATCTTTCCCGAAAACTTGCTGCTGTTGGAAGCTGCGCTGGTGGCAATACTCCCCGCTGATTGGATGTTGGCGTCGAAGGTACTCCGAATACTGTCGATGTTTCTGGCCCACCACTACCGGGTGCTTGAAATCGTGGCAATCCCAATCCTCCTGTACCAAGATTCTGTGCTAAGGTAGATATTGGCAGATTAAATGCTGTATTTGGATTTCCGCCACCGGGATTAGGGGCGTTCTGCTGTAAAACACTCTGTGCAAATGGATTGTTTTGTGTAGTAAAAACACCTTCATTAGCCATTGTCTTATATCTCCAAGTGATTATGAATCGGTGTCATCAAAGTTTATACCTATATCCGTTGATAAAGCACTGCGGATTCTCGATATAGCTATTCCATATTTTGTTCTAATTTTGGTTTGCTCTAGTTTGGCCTTGTCAGGGTCGTCTATATTTTCTGCCGCTGCCTTCAAAAGATCTGTCCTCATGGCGTTTCTCAAGGAATCAACCGAAATGAATGTCTGATCAAATTGCCCAGAAGCAAGAACCTCTATCTGTCTTTCGTTTGCTCCGGCCACCCGTTTGACCAGGTTGAACAATGTTCTCGAAGGCACACCGGATGCTTTGGCGGCGGCTATAACATCCCTTGCTTTTGTATATCCTTCAAATTCATTACGTATACCACTGACGACTAATGATGTTATCGTCTCCTCGCTTGGATCTGAAGCTCCTCGGATTCCTTCGATCAATCGAGAACGTGAATCAGATATCCTATCAAGGTATTCAAAGCGTAATACTTTTGGAACATCTTCCTCTGGAGAAAAATCTATCGTTCTCATTCCAAATGCTCTGAGCAATGTTTCTGGATCTCCCAATGATTCAAAAGCCTGTTCTGGAGTTCTGTCTTTGGCTATCAATGTTCCTATTATTGATTTAGCGAATGCAGGAACAATAGATTCAGCTCCCTTTATTAGCCGGGTAGCTGTTGCGGGTTCAATCCCAAACCGTTCTTGTGCCACCTCGACCAACAATGCTTCTGCATCTGGATACCGGAATCCGAAACTGGTATTAGCTGGACGTGTTCTCTCTGATGTAATCCCAGAAACAGCTTCAACCAGGCGTTCTACTCCCATATTCCAAATGAATAACCCTTGAACAGTATCAGCAAGTTTTTCAGTGTCGTTTTCAAAAATTGCTCTCAATATATCATTGCCAGGTCCAAAAGGATCTACACGAGAAGCATCAAAAAACTTTGTTGTTGTGCCTTCTTTCGAGAAAGGCACCAGGAATTTAGTTTGCTCACTTAAAGCCAATCCCTTTTGTATGATATCGAATTTATCCTCATCATCATCTTCTCCAAAGCCCGTAATGGCAGAAATACCTCTGCCGATAAGTCCAAAAGCAACCTGCAAACCAGACGCATATAATCCTAATACCGTGGTATGGCCTAAGGAAGCCATTACCGCTCCTATTGTTCGTCGAATACCGTGGTTGCGCAAAGCAGCCCGTGTTTCAGGATTCTTTATCTTATTTGATGCGGCGATATCCTGAATACCTACCATATAATTTCCAGCAACAGTCCTTAGGGCTTCTCCCATATAGGTGAAATAGTTAGTGACTCCCGCTTTCTCAAGAGTCTTTGTAACACGAAAAGCTCTATCAAATGTAAAGTTTGTACGACGTATTCTTGCCGCCGCTATCTGCTTTATTTCTTCTGCGGATTTTGTCTCGCCTGCCTTTTCAAAGATTTCTGTTAGAACACGTTCCTCTCGCTTGAAATTGGCAATTTTTGCATAAAGATCGGCTGCGGAAAAAAAATCTGTCCATCGAGATTTTACCTCCGTCCACCCACCTAGTTTAGCGCCTACACCTGTTAATTCAAGAATCTGATCCATTTCTGCAAGTGCTATCTCTCCGGTGATAGAGTTGTCCACAAGTTTAAGTCTGACCAATTCTAGTATTTGTTCAGGTGCGATGTTCTTAAAAGCCGCACCATTCAAGTCAAGGAAAACTTCCTTCATAGACTGCCCTGCATTCTCGAATAGGAAATTTCCATTGGCTATCATTTGAATAGGACTTCCCATAAAATTATACATTATCGCCGCTGGATCAAGTACGACATTGGCAAATTTTAGTCCTCTCCCTAACCATGCGGCGGTGTTCATAGTTGCCTGAACAGTAGGAAGAATACCTTCTTGCCGCCCGCTCATTAGGCCCTCATATACATCATTAAATGTAACCTGTAAGGTTTTCACGGTGGAAAGAACTTCTTTTATATCTTGTGAAGTCCACAGATTCTGCAAAGGCCCCCATTCAGCGCCTGTCAATTGCTGTGCAACCACTCCTGGTGGAAGGTCGGCTTGCTTCTCAAATAGAAACTCTCCCCTAAGTTCCTTACCAATAGAGGAAAGTGTTTCTGTCTTTGCTATGAAGTTTCCTTGACGCACAAGTGTCTGAAAAATGTTCGCAACAGGCTGTTGAATTTCCCCAAACAATGCACGTATTTCCTTCGGAACACCTGTCCGGGCTGTAGCAATAGTCTGATCGACTTGTCCTTTTTTATAGAAAGAAGCTATCTTGCCAGCTATCTGGAGTGTGCTGGTCCTTGCCTTGAGCAGTTCTTCAACAACACGCTTTGCTTCTTTCTGGGCAATACCATCTGTTTGATTACCACGAGATGCATCGATATCTCCAATCAATTGTTCCCTTGAAAGGTTAGCAGGATTGTTACCTTTATTATCTACCCAAATATCATAAAGAGATATCAATTTCTCTTTCGGTAGACTTGTTAATTTATCAAAGGGAGGTATAAGAATATCATGTTCAAGTATGAAACTCTCTGTGTTCTTGACTATTTTGCGTCCTTCAGGAGTCTTTCTCAAGAATTTCAATTGCGCAGTTCTGCTTTTAGAACCTTGAAATAGTTTAAAGGAACGAGTAAGAAATTCACCCAGATTTTCATGGATGGAAGTCACAATCTTCAATTCTTCTTGGGTCAATATACGCCCTGAGTTAAGCATGCCTTCTCCTATCGCAAGACTATTCTTGAAGATAGTTCGGCGTAGTGCAGTTAAACCTTTTGCTGATTCCGGAAACTTATTCTTGAATCTTTCAAACTCGATACGGCGTACTTCCCTGCGGGCATTTCCTTGTTTGGAAGCAACCGCCTCTTCTATCTTTTGTATTTCATTAAGAATAGTTTCAGAGCTCACACCAAGTTGTTCAGCCTCTTGCGATACTACCTCATTAAACGCATTGATCTTGGTCAAGGCATCCAATTGTGCAGCAGCAGCCTCCCCTTGAAGCTGCTCAGCCGCTTCCACTATACGTGTTGGTAATCCTTTATTGGGTAGGAATAATCTTACAACATCAGTGAGTTTTCTGGAAAGAGGCCCTTTGCCCACACCAGGAGGAACCTGTAGAAATCCTTTGAAGAAGTTGCCATTGTCTGGATGGCGAAGATCGGGAACTACCCGTCCGCCCTGAACGGCACTTGCAGTTCCTTCGGCTGTCTGGCTGGCTTGTGCAGATGTGGCAGAAAAACGAGTATTACTATTCTGTGTCCTACCAAGTCCTTGAGGTCCTTCTTGCGTGCGAGATGTCTTAGGCGTTTCTCTTGTAGAAGAATCCGCTGTCTGGTTCTCATCTTGTTTTACACGCGAAGGCGGTTGCCTTTCTTCCTGCTGTTCTGTTGTTTGTTGTTGTCTTCCTTGTTCAGTAAGTCTATTTCCTTGGGCGTCCGTCAAATCCTGTACATTGACTCCTGAACCCTCAAAGAATTCTTCTGTAGAACGTGCCAGAGGAATGTCTTCTCCTTCTCGGCGGCGCTTTGCTCTTTCAGTAACCTGATTAGATTCAGCTTCACCAAGAACAGCAAGATATTGCTCATAGGCTGTATTAAACAACCCATTTCTTTCAGATTCAAGTTTCGCCAACCTAACCAATTCCTTACCGAGAGGTGTTTGCTCAAGAGAATTATTTACTAATGAAGCAGATGCTTGTGCCTGCGTTTCTCCAGCAGTGTTGGAATGTGATATGATATTGGAAAGTTGTTTTATTGAATCACCAGATATTCTATCAAACTCCGGAAGGATGCCAAACCTTTCTATTAGAGTATCTTTTAATTGCCTGACAGCTTCTTCTCCTGCATTATTTTGCTGTTGTATGAATCCGGTTATAGCTGTTTGCAATTCTTCATTTATGGATGTTATTCTTGCAACATCCTTTGGACTGAGAAATCGATTTATGGAAGCCCCGGGAGTAAATCCCTCACGGTGCTGTGTCAAATGTTGAACCTCATGTAGTACAGCATCTACCAAGTTGCTATCATTGACTTGAGTGGGATCGATAAATATAGCACCCTTCGATGGAGAGAATGCTCCTACACGGGACTTACCATCACGATTCTTTCCAAGTTTGGTAAAGATTACTGGAGTATTTCTGAACTCCTGATATCCAGAGAAAAGAGTAGGGAAATTGAGAACATCTCCTAGAATAGTTGCCTTGCCAAGATTTCCTCTTGCCGCATTCTGGAAAGTAAGTCTATCCCCCAAACTCATAACAGAAGTATCGACACCCAATCCGCGTCGATTTGCATCTTCAACAATACCCGGGAAGGTCTTTGCTCCCTTCGTATCTAACTCAGCACGTGCCTTCCCATCTGGTCCAGTAAAGGTAAGTTTCTGTTGTCTGAAACTTTCAAAACCATTGAAGCTTTCCCCAACCAATGTAAATAATGCTTTCTTACCAGAAGAAGCCTGTGGTATAGATCCGTCTAGCATGTTACGGTTGTCTATCTTTGAAAACTCTGAAGTCAACCTATCAGACAGATTGGACAGATCGGCTTCTGTAAATCCAAGGTCTATTCCAAATCCTCTGAGCGTGTTCTTTGCGGATGCTACTATATTGCTCGGTATCGATCCGAGTCTTCCTAGTGCGGTTCCTTTTGCTCTTTCTTTTGTTATTTCTTCTATAGCTATAGGCACAATCTCATCAACGACAGGAGTTCCTGTCAATTTAGAATTATTATCTGCAATATCCAATATATTCTGCGCAACCTGGCTGCCTTCACTTGCCAGCTTTCGTATTGATTCAATTGCTCTATCGTTGGCTTCTTTACCGACTAGTCCGCGCAATCCACGAGGTGTGGCGGCACCATTATCTGCCGCCGCATTGAAGAAGTGATCAACCTCATGGGCAACCACGCTGGCCGCCTCCCCCGGCGTTACATTGTCTCTGAACAATATGATATTATTGCCGGTGAATACTCCGCGAGCAAGAAATGTATCTCCTTCTTGGCGGCCTCCCAAGGGCTTAACTCCACCACGTACATCTTGTGCTCTGATGACACCAGAAGATTCCGCTACAAGAACTTTATCTTGCAATATCAAAGAAGCGGTTTTACGTCCTTCTGGTGTGTTCAAAAGTCCCTTAACAAACTCTCTAGTAGCATCTCCTTCTGGACGGGTTGTAGTTGCTTCACGCGCTGTAACAACAGTGGGAGCTGCTCCCACACTAAATAATCCGCCCGATTCTATTTCTTGAGCTTTGTTACGAAGATCTGTTAAAGTAGGCGCAGCAGTCGCCTTCCCGGCTGTACCAGGAGTTTGCGTATTCGTTGCTTGTGTATTTTGTGCGGCTCCTGGCGGGACACTGACAGTAGGAGTTCCTTGTAATGGAGTCCCTTGCTGTTGTGGGGGGATGCCGGGTGTAGCAGTAGTATTTGTTTGAGTAGCTGTTGTTCCTATATCTCCCTGTGACTGGGCAATATCATCTTGTAATTGCTGTTCTACCCCGGTCCGTGGAAAAGGTGAAGAAGGGGCTTCGGGTATTCCGCCTTGCTCCGCCCTGCGCCTTTGGCGTTCCTCTAATATCTGGTTTGCTTGTGTACCAAGTCTCCCCGCATCTATTGGAAGAGATTCTCCACGCAAATTTGTTGTGGATTCTTGGCGATTTGCTAATAGATCATTTGCTTCAGCTATTGCAGCAGTATCAAAATCTATTCCAGCCTGAACATCTGGATCGGGAAATCCAAGAATCTTAACAACATCTTGTTGCGCCTGAATCCTGGCCTGAACAAGGTTCTCCGCTTGTCTGCGTCTTGTTCTACTTGTCGCTGCACCTACAACAGTACCCGGTACACCACCGCCGAATATCGCCGCAAATCCATCTTCAAGAGCTTGGCGAGGAGAAAAACCTTCCTGTGTTTTATCTATGAATATATCATTAAGTTGTTCGGCTACATTTTGCAGAATTTCTGTTGGAACTTCTGCTGTAATGGCATTTAAAGTGGTGCGAGGAGTTGATGCCAGCAAAGCATCCAGTATTTCTTTTTCTGGAACATTCCGCAATCCTCTTGTGGCCTTCACAGCATTGAGAATAGGACGAATGCCGGCAAATTCCAATGCTGTATCAATAGGAGCAAGTCTTGCCGCACGACGACTTGTTCTTGCGAGATTGGGGTCTTCCTGTAACTGTCCTTCGCCTTGTCTCAATCCTAGGGATGTTCCAAAAATTGCCGCAGTACCCAATAAAGGATTAGCAGCGCTTACAAGCGCAGGAAATCCAAATTCAGCAGCGCTACGTAATCCTGATTCAGCTAGAAAAGGAGCCGATTCAAGAAAGGATGCACCTTCTTTTGGCTGTTCAAAGACACGCCCAACCTCTTTTTCCCTTGCTATACCTCTGTCGAGAATGTTCTGGGCAACATCTGTCACTTCTCCTCTTTGTGAAAGAATAAATCTATTGAGAAGTTCGTCATCCTCAAGTATTTGTCGTGGTGTATTCCCTTCAAATATGGGTGTATCGAGTTGCTGTTTAGCTATTTCAATATCTTTTTCAGTGATTCGAGGAACTAGACTGTTTGGATCATCCTGAAACTCTCGGGGAGTCCTGCCTTCTGCTATCTCTTTTGTTATTTCCAACCCTCTTATCGTACTAAGTGTATCGGCGGTTACGATTGAACCACCTATACCCTTTTCTACTCCACCGAAAAAGAGATTTCCTGCGCCTTTCCCAAAGTCTTCAACGCCGCCGGCGATTTGGGTGGGTGAGACGGGTGCAGTATCAGCAAGAGTCTTTAAACTTTTCCCAAAGTTTATGACATTACCCACGATCCCCCGTTGTTGCCCCTTGTCTTCCGTTGGGGTTTCCTGCTGTGCGGTTGCTATGGAAGATTCAGCAGAATCCCTGAACTCATCCTCTCCGATAAGTCCAAGACTACGTAGTCTGCTTAAAGCAGGGGATTCCTCGCTACTTTCAGAAGGAGTAGATATGGTATCTCCTTCCACTTGAGTGGTTGCGCTTGCTGTGGATCCTTCGGGGAATTGCTCGAAAGCTTCTTCTTCGGAGAGAAGCCCGAGTTCCACTAACCGCCGTATACTTGGTGGCAAACTACTTATAGAACGGGCCTGGGCCTGCTGGCCGATGGCTGCCATAAATCAGGGTATCCTTCGGTTATCGCACAGAGAAAGGATTATCATCGTCTTTTTTCTCTATTCTAGGCAAAACAACGGGCAAGGCCCCGAGTGAAAGAGCTACCTCAAGTGCCCCTTGGAGTGTTTCATTGGCTTGTCTTAAAGCATCTAAATCGCCTCCTTGCAAAGCTTTCTGGGCGGCTGCTTGCGCTCTTAGTATCGCCACCTGTGCAGCCCTTGCTTCTGGCTCTTTAGTTTGGCTGAGAGCAGCTATAGCTATATTGGCTCCCGTGGATATTTGATTAAAGACTTCCTTTGCCGCAGCAAGATTGGGTGGGGGTTCTGCTTTTATAGCCTGTCTTATCCTTTCCACATTTTTAACATTTAAGTCCCTTCGTGAGTCAGCTTCACGTATGCGGGCAGCACTTTCTTGCCGTTCCCTTTCGACCTTATCTTCTGCATCTTTAGCAGTTACCCTAGCACCTTCTGCGTCCGATTCGACCTTGCTAAGATTCGCCTCTTCAAGCCTACTACGTGTCTCTTCCTGTTTCAGTTCAAATGGACTGGCCGGCCTCGATGGGCCTACTGCTTCACCCAATTCATTTACTGGAGTGGCTGTTCCTGCGGCAAGATCAATTACATTTCTGGAAACAGCCCGCCGCCTTCTTTCCTCAGCAAGTTCTGCGGTCCGCTGTGCAAATCTTAATTCTCTTCGTTGAGAAGATTCTTCTTTAAGTGTGTCCGCAAGGCTGCCGGTAAATCCTTCAATAAATCCTGCCATGATAGTTGTCTCCCTTATACCCCTATATTTGGCAACGGCGCAGCACCCGCAATTGCCACCTGCTCTGGGGGAAGACCACCGTCTCCATCGCCTGCTATTTGTTGGGGAAGCGCTCCTTGTTGATCAGCCGGAAATCCCGCCTGTTCTGCACCGCCTACTGGTTGTTGTTGTGCGGCATTTGTGGCTGCTCCCTGAAAGAGTGCTTTCAAGAGCTCCAGACTTTCGTCAAAGATCTGAGAAAACTGTTCCTCGGCTACGACCTGACTTGGGATGTTGGCAATAAGGATAGCTTGCTTAATTAGTTCTTCTATCACCCCTCCATCCGCCAACCATATATTATCCACGGTTTCCACACCAACAGAATCCAAAGCTTCATCGATCTTGAGAGCAAACTGCACAACAAAGTTAGCTATGGCCAATGGAGGATCTGCCGCACGTGTAGCCTGTTGAATAGTTTTCTTAACCTCTGGATTATTCATTATATTTAGAGACAGTTCTATTATGAAATCTGCTTCATCTTCTTCAGCGGGTGTAAGTAGAGTTTTCCCATCCTCGTTAGTCTCTGGAGAATTTGAGGAATCCTTGCTATCCGACTTTTTATCTTGGGTTTCCTTGCGGTCCTGTTTTTCTTTCTCGGCCATACTCTATATCTCCTGTGTGCTATCCATTATCAGAACTTACTGCCAGAGCGATTAAATATATTCACATCAGGCAAAGGAATCTCTTCTGGTCGAGTCTTTCTGAGTTCTCGCAGTCCAGGACTTGCAAATTGTCGAAAGTTTTCAAGGCCTTTATCTGTGCGCATCCGCTTCCTTTGTTCTTGTGCCTCTACTACAAGAGAATCAAATAGGGATGTTGCTCTTTGCTCTTCCCCTGATAAAGTCGTTCCAAGAGTGACTTCAAGTATGAGATTCTGCCGCTCTCTTTTGTTTCTCTTGCTGGTGGATAGTCCGTTAAATATGGCTGCTGCAAGATCAATTCCTCCTATTCCTCCGCCGCCTCCGCCTCCACCACCAAGTAATCCGCCCAAGAATCCTCCACCGCCACCGCCACTGCCAGAAGTGCCTGTGGTACCAGAGGTACCGCCGAACCCCAGATTGTTGATAATACTGGAACCCGCTCCTTTGATTCTTTGGCCTAAAGTACCTGTACCACCGACACTGCCTCCAAAGGGTCCGCCTCCAGACAAAGCTCCTGTAGCAACACCCGTCAATGCGCCTTTTCCAGCTCCTTTCAAAACATTTCCGCCACCCACAGCATTACCCAAAGCGCCTCCTATGGAACCTCCTATAACCGGACCAACGCCCGTAGCACTTCCTATAACGGCGCCTGCTATGGGAGCTACCTTCTTGAATACTTTCTTTATCTTTTTGAACAGTCCCATAGTGATTACCTTCCTTTCACGTTATAGTGGATCACGGGTTACCCCCACCAAAAAAGCCGCCGAACAAGTTATCGAAAACATTTGAGAAAATATCATTTAATTGTGTATTCATAAAATTCATAACACCGGAGAATGCTGCGGGATCAAATACACCGGGATCATCTAATACTTTTTGTGCACTTGCACGAAACAGGTCGTCGATTGTATTGAGTTGTGTACCTACAAATCCTTTAGCTATATCTCCATACAAGTTTCTATTAAAAACATTGTCATTTAGAAAATCTGTACGGGCTGTGTCATTATCTGCAAGTTGGTTCCTGAGACTAAAATCTTCTTGTAGTCTGAACAATTCTGCCTGGCGGTCCAGTTCTGCTTGTTCGCCAAGAAAGTTGAAGTTTTGATTCTGTAGAATCTGACTAACTTGTCTGTTCTTTGCTCTATCTCCTCCCTCAAACATTAGTGTTTGCTCTTGAAGGCGCGCATTAAGCTCTCTTTGCGCAGCGCTGTCACCCGCTTGAAAGTTTAGCAGTTGATTTTGAAGGCGTTTATTAAGTTCCCGTTGTGCAGCATTGTCTCCTGATCTAAAGTTTAATTCCTGTAATTGGAGGAGTCTAGTAATCTCTCTTTGCGCAGCACTATCTCCCGATTGAAACTTTAATAGTTGTTCTTGAAGAGCACCTTGCAATTCTCTATCAAGAGCTGCTTGCCCCGCTGTAAATGTTTGACCTTCTCTTTGTGACTGGAGTTGATTGGTTTGTGCAGCATTTTGTAGAATGGATTGGACGACAGATTGTGCATCTTGTGAAGCAATAGGAAGCGCCCTATCAATGGCGGCTGCTTCCGCTGCTCCGGCTGCCAGAGAGGAATTTAGAAGTCCTCTTGAATTGGCCTGTCTTTCTGCTTGCAAGCGGGCTTGCTGAATGAACGGAGAATTTTCACTTATTACATCCGTTAATCTGTTTTGAACTAAAGCACCTCCTCTTATTCGCGCACGTTCAGCAAGACTGTTTGCATCTGTAGTTTGCCCTGTTCCAGGTGCCTGGCCTGTTGGGTTGAATCCTAATTTCTCGATTTCCACCGGTCCTAAAGCCTCAGAACTAAACGGATTAACTTTCACCGGTCCCAGACCTTCTGAACTAATTTGTTCAATTTGCACGGGACCCAATCCCTCCGAATTAATTGGAGCAACCGTCTGAGCTTGGAATGGATCTTGTTGCATTTGTTGTGTTATACTCATTGGCCGCGCTGTACTCACTGGTATATTCTGAACCCCATCAATGGGCTGTGGGCGGGGTATAGTAAAAACATTACCTGAATTAGTTGCCATAATCAAATCTCCTGTGCTCCAGCCGGGTCAAAGCGGGGGATCAAAACTTGTATTGAATACTCTGGTTCAGGATTTTTTAAGCGAACAAGCTCAGAAGAACCTTCTGGTGTTCCTTCCATACGAATACAAAAAGAACGACCCCTGAATGTTCCTTGTGTAACAGAATCAAATCTAGTTATATCCTTCAATAGTCCCCTATCGAAAGGTTTGTCTGGCAAGGATATATCCAGAACAGTTTTACCGAACTCAACAGGAACTAATGACGAAATCTTCATTCCCACGTTTGCAAAACCGCGACTCATTCCTTCAATGATCATACCCCGTAGTGTTTTATATGTAGTAAAAGAAGGTCCGAAGTAAGCATTCAATTCCACGAAATGTGGAATATAGTTTCCATCAAAAGACCATCCTGTGTTGAACTCATATATAAAGTTCTCAAGTTCTTTTGGTGTTTCACTGGTTGTCGATTTATGAATCATGTGTATCCTATCTGCTCCTGTTGCATCCACGCCAGCAGACCAGGCGAAGGGTTCAAAGAATCGGTCTGTCTGTTCTGTAGAAATGTCCTGACCAAGAAAATACCTTTGAAGAGAGAACTTGGGTTCTTGAGAAAATACATTCATGGATAGTACATATCCATCCCTGAACAACAGACTATACATATTTTTTGACCGGAAGGCAAGCGCTCCCAATATACCAGACGCTGCCGGAACACCCGGTGATATGGCCTTTATTCTAAGACGTGGTCGTAACCAGGAAGCTACACTTCCACTTAATCTCCGTCCACTAAATGTACCAAATGTTGCTGACTGCTGGAGAGAAGATATCCCTTGCAAGTCTGTATAAATGGGGTCTCCTCCTACATCTACAACAGTATATTCTATTGCTCCAGACTTTGGACTTATAGTTTGAGTGGATATATTTTCCTGAACAGTTCCTGTAATAGCCGTGATACTGTCTTTACCAAATACAGCCAAGGAACTTCCTTGAATAGGAGCAAGACCTGTTATACTATCACCTACACCTATTTCAAAGGAACCTCTTGCACCATCAAATACTTCAGGTTCTCCAGGTTGTGAGAACAGCACCTGCCCGGAAATATATCCGAGTGCCAAATGGGAGTGATGAAAAGCAATGTGTCTAGGTTTATCCTTATCTTCATCTTCAATGGCAAATACCTTGAGAAGAAAGTTTCCATCCCATGTAAAGGCTCTTCCCGCTCCTGATACTCCGTATAAACCTGCGAAGGCTTCGTCTCCAAAGAAATTCGCAGTAATTGTCTCAAAGCGAGTACCCGCCGTTTGCATATCTTTTGTTGTTGGAAGCATATTACCAGAGATATAAGGTCCAGATGTACTAAGGATGACCTCTCCTATCTTGGAACCAGGATCTAATGTTTCTGAAGAGAAAATATCGGCCCCTTCTCTAAATGTTTGTCTTCCTGCCTGTGCCCCATCAAGATTTGATATTTGTAGAATACCTCTGGCTGTTCCATTCTGTAACCTTCCTGAAAATACCCTGAAGGAAATCAAATCGGCTGCTATTACATCTGATCCGTTCTGAAAGAAGACACGATTACGAAGTGTGCGAAACGTTACTCTCAATTGTATTTGATCCAATATGACCCTAACTAAATCTCCGAGATCCTGACTGGGTGCTGTATCCGGTATATTTATATTTGCCAAATAAGACAAGGATATTCCAAATTCTGAATCGTTTATATCACTAGCTTGAAGGGAACTTGCTCCCCATAGATCCTCACTTCCTCCTATCACGAAATTGCCAGACGGTGTTCTTGCTCCAAACTTATTGGTAACAAACAGTGTTCTTGGATCGCTAATTATGGATATTACTCCTTCCGTGGGTTCTCTCTTATATAGTTCTGCCTTAATGGAAAACTCCATGTGTCCATGATTCGCAGAAGGACTTTCAGCCGGAGATATCAAATTGTTAAATAATACTTCTACTCCAAGTATCTGTGCATCTTCTGGTATTTCTGGAGACAGTTTGAATGATGAAAGTAATAGTCTGTTTGATATCGTAGAAGTGCTTCCAGAGCGAGGAAGTGATGGATCAAGAATCAAAGCATTGTTTACAACATCTCCTAAAACAACGGCATCTCCCGCGACAGACAGGGCAGATAATACATCAGAAGGGCTGTTGCTTACGATATTGCCAGGAACGGTCATTACCTTGAAAGGTTGAACCACTCCAGGACTGGGTTGAATATCTGTTGGAAGAACAATATTCGGACGAGCGAAGACGGCGGTGCCTTGATCTCCAATAACTCCGGTGCTAATTATACCTGTTTGAGGAAGATTACTTGTATCTCTTCTATCCAGACGCGGTAATTCATTAGTTGAACTCAAGCCATTTTTGAAACCCACGGAGAAGGTATTGTTCAGAGTTCTTCTCCATCCTGTTTCAGAGAAGGGAGCGCTATCTACAGCTCTCACTGCCTGCCAAATGCCAGAACCTGAGGGGGTATCGAGCAAGGTTGGATTTCTGATATCGCCTACGCGAATTATATCTAATGGATTCAATCCGCCAGGAACCAGTAATATCTCTTTTCCTTGTTGAACACCTATATTGCCGGCAACAGTAAAGGTACCGGTGGCATCGTTTAATGCCCAAGATCCCCCCGTCAAGACAACATCCAGTATAGTATAGACTTCCCCCTCTACTGTTACCTTATCTCCTACGAAGACTTCAAATTCACCATTCTCGAAAGGAATGACAAACTCTTCAACAAATGCGTAGGTTGTATTCTTAAATAGAGCAACACCCACAGGTGCCGATTCAAAAGGTGTGACGAAGCCGCGCAACCTTTCGTTAATATCATTAAGAGAAGATACTATAGATTTTGCCGTTTGTTTGAGAGAAGAACTTTCCTCTATATCAAGAATGAATGCTGATTGAAGGGTTTCATTTTCGATTGTTTCCCCTTTCTTGTATAGAACCTCTCCATCCTTTACAGCAGTAAGTACAAGTGTAGATCCAGCAGAAGATACGACTACGGAAGAAAAGGTCTCTTCTCCCTTGAGTCTTACAAGCATACCAGGAGGAAACCTGATATCTACATTTTCGGGGGATTCATTTACCCGGACAGAGAACCAAGTATCTGTAGAAGAATTGTGTACACCATCGAACCTAGTAAACCCAGATATTCTGGATATACCAATCCCTCCGCCGACCTCATAATTGAGACAATCAGAAAGAGATCCAGCAGGAGCTTCTATTGGCGATATGCCAAAGACAAGTCCTTTATCCAACGCAAGTGTATCAAATTGCGTTGGAGTAGGATCGGGACGCCGTATGAGTTGCGAGGTCATTTCTTCCTTATTATCCTATTCAATCAAATACACTACGAGAAAAGGCTATAGAAGGCAATAACGTGCGATTCATTTTCTGTTCATACCACTTGACTTTGCGTTGTGCCTTGAAGAATAGATTACGCTGACCATCTGCGTCAGCATAATCAAGAACAGCCTTCCACACAATAGCTGGATGATATTTCTCTTCCAGACTAGAGGGAGAAGCCTGCGCAGTAAAGATGGATTCTGGTGAGACGCTATAAGAAAACTTCAGAAGGTATTCATGATCCGGACGAGGCCAAAGATCAAATAATCCAGAAGGCGCTGTGGTGATAACTCGTGGTTTGCCAAATGCTATATTGTTTTCAAAAGCATCATTCCATTGAGACCATGTGGCATAAGAAAGCGGAGAAAGCCCCGCCGATCCCTCATTGGTCTGCGAGGTCGATCCCCCTGTTTCTTGAATGAAGATAGAGGTCTTGTCCTGAAAATCATCAAAGTCTGGAAGAAATCCTTTTATGTTTATGCGCGCCAAACCTATAAGAGTAATGGTACTCGTCCCATTTGAAAAGGTTTCATTTAACTTGAACTGGCCTTTTATATCCTTGACGGCCATTATCCCAACAGCATCATTGGTTGCAAAATCACCAGAAGAAAGAGAAACGGAGATCACTTCCAATGTGGTCCCCGTTTCATTCCCTGTTAATACATCTCCATTAATCGGCTCCGTGCCTGTTCCTTGCCCAAATTGTATTGCTGGGCCAACTAAAATAATACCATCTTTTGCCATGAATTCCCATTCGCCACGATCTATTTGCAACTCCTTCCAGGCATCTGATACCCATTTCTTTATCCTGCGGTGCATGGGGTCTTTTGGATTATCGAATTCCAATTCATCAAGAAGATCGACACGGTTACCCGTTTCGTCTATGACATTATTGACCATCTGCAAAAAGTTCATGGCACGTATTCTATCCTTAATTATTAAGCCGGTTGTTCATAATAATTATTTGGTAGACCTTCACACTTGTTAGCTTTAAAAGCTCGCTCTTCCTGAGAGTTCGGCCAATATCCATATATTTCTCTGAATTTCTTTCGTGCGCCATAGCGACTGTTATAAAGCAATTCATAAGTATTCTTCACATCCGGCCCTTCGTGAATATCATACACCGTGAAGGGATAGCTATAAACTTCTATGAACTCATATCGATTTGGACTGGTAGGTTCCACGTTTCTGTTTTCCCTCATGATTCTTTGTTTGGAATTCATGATAGCTCCACGAAGAATCTTTATTGGAACATCTACCTGTACTCCGCGAGGAATAAATACTTGATATGTATTGACAGAAAAGGTTACTGGGATGTTAGAAGCCGAAGGATCCGGGTTTTTCATCAATTCAATTCTTGCATATCCCGGAGGCGGTCTCTCTCCTAATGCTGTAACAGCATAATTTTTCCTATCTTTTACGGCCTTTACAAGCTGCAACAGTTCTTGTTTAGTCGTGTCTCTTGTAAACGGCACATTCATAGCTGATGCTTGCTTGCGAAGATCTGGCATACTCAATGATTCTAGCGAAGGTTCTCGTTGTTCATTGTCATTGTGATTAGTCTGACCGGATAATGTTTCCATTATTGAAGAACTCCTGTTAAGGGGTAAGTCCAGGGCCAAAAGCCCTGGACCTACATTTGGACGTTATCGTCTATTGATTAAAAGGCGCCATTAGGGACGCCCGGCTTCTGGCTCAGTTCACCAGGAAGGGCATTTCTGCCAGCATATTCTACCGTTAGATATAGGTCTGCATCAGCCACAATTGCCGACACGCCTGTTGCTGTAATAGCAATACCAATCTCGACAGGACCTGCATATCCGTCAGGGGCTGGAGTAACAAAGTCCCCTCCGGGAATGTCGATCTGATCATTCTCTGGCAGTGCAGCGGCCGCTCTAATCGATGCGGCGGCTGTTGCTGGAGAAGTGTAGGTATTGAGAGGGGCGGGACCATCAGAGACTACCAGAGGAGCACCATCCTTTAGAATCTGGAAGGTTCCAATGGAGCCTGTAAGAGAACTTACTCCTGCTCCCTCAAGTTCTCCTACTACTCTGAGACTTAGTTTTGTAGGTGCTGTCTTTTGGCCAAGGCCAACGAACCGCAGAACATCTCCCACCGTCAGACGGGTTCCCGTCTTCAGGCGGATGCGGCCGGTTGCCGATTGAGTTACACCTTCATAGTTACCCCGATAAAGGGAACCATCATTTACTTGCTGAGAATTGAAGTTAGCCACTAGAATATCCTCCTTGTATTAAACGGCGGAAGCGGCGGATTCAATGCGGATCATCCACTGTTCATTGAGACGAACAGCAGCATACCACATTTTCCACGCTACATAGCCGGTCTGGCCAAGAGGATCTGAGCTATCGCCACCCATCTTGGGATTCTTGACGGCAATCTGCACCGACTCAGAACCCGCAAGCGGAGTAACACCATACGCTTCCTGCCCAACAATAACAATGGGATAAACGTCAACGTTGGTCCCGTTGTTAAGTACGCCTGTGATGGTCGTGGAGCCCGCACCAAAGAACGCCTCAAGATGAGGGGTCATTAGGAGACGGACTTCTTCGACCTTACCAATCTCGAACTCGGAAATGCGTTCGTTTGGATTGGCATACTTCTCCACTGGTACAAATCCAGGGATGGCCCTGAGATCCTGTTCCAGGTTGATGTGGCAAAATGCCACATACGAAGCATTCACCGGTTCGGTGGAAATGTTGACGCCTGGCTTGATCATCTTTGTGATCTTCATGGCATGATTGTTCTTCAGCACACGCACGGCTGCCTGAAACTCTGCAAGAGTAACAGGGGCCTGCACCTGTGAACGCTGCGTTGCAGCGCCAGAGAAGATTACTGAAGTACCACCACGAAGAACACCCCAGACAATAAGTTCCTTGGTGAGAGCTGCCTGCTCACCAGTAAGCTGCGTCATGGCGCGAAGATTATCATCCTCGTGTGTTGCAGAAATTACATCAGTGAATTGCACCCAAGCACCGAATTGCTGGAGTACACTTGATACGTCCTCATATTTGAGCATCTGCGGAGGCGGTGTAACGCCTTCGAGAAGTGCAGTAGTAGAAGCGTCAAAAGGAATGGGCCGGCGAAACTTGATTACCAGTCCATGATTCTTCGGAACACGCTCAACCTTTGCAAAGCGCTCAAGTACAAGCATATTCTGGGCATGTGCCAGAAAATTTGCCACCGCGAAGATACCAACGCGAGGCGTGATATCACCAAAGGTGGTGCCTGCAAATGTAGCCATAATTATTTATCTCCGTGAAAATAGCCCCTCTTGCTTTACTATCTTTTCAAAATCCTTTGCAAGAAGTGCTTCCATGTCGAGTTCATCCGCATCGCTTCCGCCTGCGGATATTGTGGGTTTCTTGTCTGTCGATACATCTTTCGACTGACCTAATTTTTCCCTTCGTGCTTGCTGTGTTTGTTTTACTGAACTCGTTTCCTGTAAAGGCGCTGCTACCGTTTCTTGCGAAGCCGCTTGGGGATTGGCAAGTCCTTGGTCATACACCCACAACGAATACAAGCGCATAGCTTCTATGACATCTTCATGTTTTGTTGAATTGGCCAACGCCTGTACACCAGGGGTTGAATTTTCAACAAATGAACTCCAATAAGGAGATGTCACAACTTCACGAGCATTAGGGACTCTTTCAAGGAGTCTGCTTGTCTCAGCGTCTAGTTCAGACTTTTGTCGAGTCTGTTCCAAAGGCTGAAGCGTTTCTCGCATCCTCTGATCGAACACTTTCTCGAACTGCGTATCATGCTGTTCGATTGCTTTCTTTACCGCATCTTCCCGGCGCTTTATGAGTTTATAAAGGGCCGGATCACTCTTCTTTAAATCTTCAAGTGTCTCATCTTCTTCTAATTCAAAAGAGGAAGCACTCTGTGTCTTGTCTGATTGCGCGGTATCACCGCTTGGCGAACCTGCTTGCTGCTTTGAAGAATTTGCCTGGGCATCTTCCAGCGCTTTCTTAAGATCATTTATCTGCTTCTGTAAGGCAGATACTCGCCCAGAACTTGAACGGCTTTGGTGCGAAAGGAAATCATTTTGTTTCTTGAGTAGATCGATTGAAGATAAATACTGAAGTGCCGCACCTTTCTCTTCTTCATCCAGCTTTTTTACCCAACTAGGTACGTCATGTTCTTCTTCTTCTTTCGCAGGGGATGCCTCAACTTTCTGGCCTTCATCCGCTGCCTTAGCATCCTCTTCATCTTCTTTATCAGCGGAGCGTGTGACATTGTGTGGAATACTCCTATCTTCAGGAGCATCTTCAGAGGATTCTTCGCCGCTTTCGTCCGACAATTCAAGCGACATCAATTCATCTACTGCTGTAATATCTTGAGAATCCATTGCTGCGCCAAGCTTATTAAACAATTGCTGGCTGGTAATCGTGTTTTCCTTTGGTGTATCTTTGGTATTTGTATTCATGGCGATATATTATATACTCCGGTATTAAGCACTATAGTGGATAGTGAGACTTTACATTATTCGGTAAAGCTGTTTTGAAGATTTATAGATCTCGTTCGATCTGAAGCTACATCAAGGGATATAAGTTCCTTCAATACACTTATTCTCCCTTTTGTGACAAACACGGATTTCAAAGAAGCTCTTGTGTTGTCGTTCTTTTCACGTTCCTTATCAAGAAGATATTGAAGATAAGCTTTCATATCTTCCCAATGGAAAGTGTTGAAATCTACTGAAGGCTGTTGAGGAAGTGTAATCATATAGGAATGTCAATAATGGTGATGAGTATTATATTCCTTTTCCGGTAGCTTGCGCAAGTTCAAGTTCCGCCTGCGTAAGTACTTGTTGCCGAGTCTTTGAAAGGTGTTGAAGGCCAGCAATGAATTTCTTATTGGCAGAATCTTCCTTCATGCTTTCAATAAGGATTTGATCTCTCCTTGCTGCGGATTCTTCTTTAGCGGCAAGATTGATAAGCGCAATTTCCCTATCCGTATCTGCCTTGAGAATTTGTGCCTGCGATTCAGTAAGACGTGCTTGTGTGGCAGCCAAACGCTCCTGGCTTTCCAATGTCTCTCGTTGCTGATTGAGTGTTTGTTCGAACTCCAGCTTCTTGAAGTCAAGTTCCAATCGAGCTTTGTCAAGTTCCAATTTCTCCAATTCAGCAAGTGCCTTGATACTGGCTGGATCAGGAGTATTATTCTTATTCTCCGCAGCCTTTCTTTCAGCTTCTGCGACTTCCTCTTCATCCATTATAATATCTGTGTAAGGTAATTGCATCATAGACAAGCGGGCTCTTTGCAATGCTCCTTGATTGATTCTCTTTGCCATCTCTGGATTGTTGGCTGTTTCAACCGATACCTTCTCCAGGTCTTTGATATAAGCTTGTTTGTTTCTGAAATCCGTCGAGGAAAGCACTCTGATATTGAAATTGCCTTTTATAGAATCATCTTCATTGAATTGCATGTTCCAATCATACATACGAGAAATGAGGGGTTCGGTGATATTGGAATCCCAGCGTTCTGCTTTTCTATCCAGCAATACAGTAGAGTTCCTGTTTAATTGGGCCGTACCTGTGGCGCTATCCACCATCGATTCAGGAGAACCCAATCCGGCGTTGAGAAGAGGAATGCCAGATTCTTCTTCGGCAAAGGATCTTGCCATTTGAAGAACTTGTGAAAGTTCATTTATGACATTAGGAGTGATGAAAAACTCAAATGCTCGTTTGTTATCTGCTCCAAGATCTCTATTGATCCACACCTTTCTTGGATGAAACTCCCATTCTCCGTTTGCTGGTTCTATTACTGATTGCTGTATGACAATCTGTGGACCAGAAGACATTGAAGCATTGTCAAGAATCATGTGCCATGCCTGGCTCACAACACGCTGAGGATCTGCTACAAGAGAAGGTACTCCATGCCCATAGGGAGAGGCGGGATCTTTTTCCCAAACGGTTATACTGTAGGGAGGAGAGAAGGCCCCTTCGATAACACTTAATTCAAAGCGTATCATCTGTCCATTTACAACCCAAACCTCTCCATAGAGATTCTCGTCTGGGATATCGTCCAGATCAAATTGTGATTTCACTCCAACGGTATCTATTTGCTTCCGTGTGATCGGCCCGTGATATTCCAAAACAATGAATTTCTTGGCAAATAGATTTGGGTTGGTATCGGAAAGAGAGGAAAAATCTGAAAAGGACTTATCCAATCCCTCTTCCGGTGGAATAGAAATTGCTTCCTTGATGGCTTCTCCTATGAATCCGGGATGTTTTATCTTTTCAATCAGTTCCTGTTTGGACCACGGATGCACTTCCACTATACTCTTTTGATTCCTGTGATCATTAGTGGTGTCATCAAGATATACAAACCACGGTGATACAGCGGTCACACGCGGATATATGTCCTCAGAGAATGAAGGAATCCAGACGGATGTTCCATCAAAGTCAGATTCACGGTTATATACTTTCTTGAGTTTGCCGGTATTGACAGGACCTTTCATTATCCCAGTACCAAGAACCACCCAGCTCCACATGGCTTCTTCGGACTCTGTGATATAGTCGGATTGCTCCAATTGCTCTTCTATTTCTTCTTCCATCAATTTGGCTTTTCTGAACGCTTTGGCCTGGCCGCTTTGCACTTCTTCCTTTGATTCAAGCAAAGAGGCTTCTACGTCGTTCGGATTAACATTCTGCAAGGGTTTCTCTATATCGAGAGGACTCTTTACTTTGGGTTTGACATTCGGAGGGACGATGGACCAGTTCTTTTCCCCTCCTGCAAATTGCATTGACATGACATGGCTCAAAGCAATATCGCATTTGGTCTTAACAATATTGAAGTCAGGACGTTTACGGTTGGTGTGTGTTCCAAAAGGCTCTCGGGCGGTACCTCCGCCACCGATCCCGTCTCCTCCGTGACCATGCCCGGATGCAACGCTTCCCAGCCATAAGCGTTGCGCACGTAACCATTGATTCTCTTTTGATTTACGGCGGGATGCGCGCTTCTCAAACGCGCGCTCAACCATCGTGACAAGGTTTTCTATGGTTTCATCACGCTTGCGCTTGGTCTCTAAGAGTTTATCTTTCTCAAGTTCGTCCTTTATTTCCTTTCTTTCTCTCTCTGAAAGAATAATCTTTCCCTCAGAAGGGAGATCATCCTTTTTCAGGCCCTTTAATATCTTTCCAGTAGAACCGGCGGATTCGTCCTTGTCATCAGATATCATACTTTCTTGCTCCAAAGTTATTCATTGCCCCAAGTTGCATATTGGCCTGAAGGCCACGGAATGTATTTGGAATGGAAGCGTAATCGATAGATGCTATAATATAACGCATGGCATCCATTTCGTGGTCATCCTTCTTAACGATGGATCCTTTCAAATCCCTGCGATATACAACATATTCTTTGGCAAAGCTGTGCAAGTCGTCGAACACCTTGAGTTGCCCTGCACTCATGCGTGACCATGTTTCCTGGATGCCGGATTCGACAGCATTGTCCGCTTCTTTCAATTTTAGTCCAAGCTGCCTGTACATTGTGAGAAGTTTTCGTCCATCATGGGAGGAACGCCCATTCGCAGAAGGATCGATCACTCCGGGTATAGCGTCCCCTCCCTTGGCTTTTATGAACGAAGCTACAATGTCCGGTTCCTTTTGACTCAAGTATAATTCGTCATATAGATAGATACAATCTGAATCAGGATGAACTGCTGCAAACAACACAGCCGTTCGGTTCCATCCTACATCCATTCCAAACAATCTCCTCCAATTCTTGGGTATTGTGAAGCGAGGTACTTGGATAGCTTCCAAGGGAATGGGATACACGTTTCCCGATCCGATAGAGGGCTTTCCATATCTCCTTGCATCCCTGAGGTGTGGGGGAGTATCCGCATAAAGCGCTTCTTTCTCTTCCTCAGATAGCCAAGGAGCATCCTCCCAACCTGCTTGAATAATCGCTATCCTGTGATTGGAAGCCTTGTGTTCAGCAAACTTGACACCTACTTCTCTGTCATCAAAGGCAAGGATAGGTGTAGCTCCTTGAAGATAATCTGCATTCTTGGCCTTGTTGATAATCAAAGGGGTGAGTCCGTGCAAAGGCGTGAAAGTAAGAAGTATCACTCCGTCGGTAGTCATCACACGGATGGCACACTCATTTTCTATGATTTCTGGAGCTTCCTCATCCAGCCATATATAGTCCTTAGATGTACCATAGAAAGAGCGTACCCCTTGCTCATAACTCTTGAATCCTATTAGTGATATCCCCCCAGATACGTGTTTGACTTCCACCGATTCTATTCCATTCGGCACACCTTGCTTGGATAATACCCGTGCAATTCTGTCTCTGGGTATCAATCCGGTACCAAAGGCGCCCGGAGGGCCAAGCAAGGCATTCTGAATAACATCCCGAGTGGTTTGGTGCGTGTCTCCAACGACCCACCCTGTGGTGGGGCCGCTGAAAGTTTTGCCTTCCCACCACTCGGGATATTCTCCTGTTGCCCAGCAGCTTACGGCAAATGCACCGGAACTGGTCTTTCCTACCCGGTTGCCTGCCATGTAGATGACTTCTCGATATGCTCTTGTTGCATCAAAGAACGCTTTGTGCTTTGGACACCTTTCTATGGAAAAAGGAGTGTCCGGCATGAAAAGTTTCTTTGTTCCTGATCCTTCTAATTCTTCCTTATAGGCTTCAGCCAGATTGAGTAGTGCTTTCAAATGATTGGCTGACATCCCTTTCAATCTTCCCCCAGAGAATGCGTCGGCACTTCCCATTCCAGAAATATCACCGCCGCTCTTGGCATCCGATGAGTTTTCCTCGATCCATGCGTCCAGAGAACCTTTGGAGGAAGGCACACTGTTATTTGCTTGGCGGTTGGAAATGGAAGACATCAACCGGATGCTTTAGAAGAAAGGGAGGGATCCGCTTTGCTAAATCGGGAAAGCAATTGAGAATTTTGCATATCTGGATAAAGTGTCTTGAGTACAGCCGGTAGAGTCTTTCTGAGCTTCGAGGATATTTCATCCAGAGATTCTCCTTGCCCCTTCCGGTTCGTATCTTCTACTTGCGTCTTTTCACTCCATCCGAACAGATTCTTCATGTTGAATGCCCATAGGGAGGTATTGAAGGTCTTGTCCTTTATATTGCGTCGGCCCTGGCCTATCCACCATGCCTTGGAAAGTGTTCGACCAATGTCCACCAATTCTTGGAAGTTAGAGTTAGTGCTATAGTATTCCATGAATTTAGGATAAGTGATGTTAAGAAGAGCACATACCTCCTCATCCGAAGCACCTTCCTTGTAAGCCTGCTCCAGTTTCGTTATCCATCCTGCCTCTTCTGTACCGACTTCAGCGGGATGGATCCTGTTGCGTCCCTTCGTAGTGGTTTTAATTGAGGGCATGATTTTCATTCTCTTCATATTCACTTTCACAAGGTGCCGGCAAGAATTCCCCTTTGCCTGTGGGTGCACGATATAGCCCCACTTCTTCCTTTGAAAGGATCTTTGCCAGCGGAAATACGTTCAATTTCCCTGTAACTGGATCCACTTCCGTTCCCACAAGTAAGGATTCTTGCTTGGAGTCCCTTACATTGTAAGCATCCATCCAGGCTATTTGATTGGCAAATGCTCCCTTATAGAACATCTCCAAGTGATCATAGTGTGCAGCACTGGGGGAATTGGACATCACATTCAATACAAGATCCACCTCTTTCTTCGACCGAATCCTACGGCCTTTGGATTCCCCGCTTCTATGGTGTACTCCATTTTTCTTAGTGGTTGACATATGTGTGATCTTTTCCATCAATGTTAAAGAGGTGCGGATTGCGGGGAGGTATTACGAGGACGATCATGTTTCCTGAGATAGAAACTTTTCGGCAATCTTCCGTGCCTCATGGCAAAGACAATTTCCTTGGCGCGATCTCCTGTTTGCTTATACCAAAGAGAATCTTCCAGAGAATGTGCAGCTCCCTCGAAGTCTTTTTTCGATAGACATTCACGCAGTTTTCGGAATTGTAAAAGATTTGTTAAGCCAAGGTTATAAGCAAGGTTCACCACAAGGGCTTTTCGTAACTCTCCAAGATCGCTATCGAACTTTGGATAGAACGCCCGAGCATCTTTTACCGCTTGCTCCAGATCATCATATAGTAGGTTTATCGCCTTGGCATAGGAAATAGGTTTCATCGAGGGGAGCGCATATTTCTTATGGCCGAAACCGATTGCGAACTTTCCATCGATGTCTTTATAAGGGATAGCCTTGAAATTCTCGTGCACTTTTATTTGCTCCACGGCTATTGCCCTGAAGTCATTATTAGGCCGATAATTAGCTTTTGCGGCAGGTGAAACTGGCATGTCTTTAAAGGTTCCTATTAGCCAGAATAGGCAAGGTATTATGTAACTCGACAAGGATACTATCACGCTTGTGGGTTCCTTTTATTAAATGGGTTACGGTAATCTTAGACCCGATAAGTTCCTAGAAGTTCAATCGAGATAAATATCCGTTAAGCATTCATACAGAAAAGCGCCGCGTCTTGGCGGGGTTCCTTTTTAGCTGGGTGTGTCATAAACTCTTAAACTATAATTATAAAAAGCTTAAGAGCTCTTAATATATATTATATATATAATATATATATATCTTTAAAAGATATATATATTAAAAGCTCTTAAGCTCTTAAGAGCTTTTTGGCTCTTAAGAGCTTTTAACACAGCTCTATAGAGCTGTGTATATATATATATATATTATATATTATATATAAAAGCTCTTAGAAGCTCTTAGAAGCTTCTATACATGCAGACTATACATGCAAGCTATACATACATGCTGATTTAAAGAATATAATAAATATCCATATATTGCTTTAGTTTGTTATAATGGCTGTTGGTTCTTATATATTCCAATAAAGAATCATAAGTAGTAAAACGCTTTCTATTTTCTCTAAGATCTTCTTTGAGAGCTTTCAAGATACGCCCTTCAGTGCTTCCAAGCTTACCCCCTATCCCAGGAGTCACAGGTTCGCAGAACAGCAAGTTTCCATAAGTATATCCCAAAGAGCCATCTATTCGGCGGATCGCCGGGAATCGCCCGTTGGGCGTTGCTTGAAGAGTCTTCAAGAAGACCCTATCCCAATCTTCCTTGGAAATATCGAAGGGAAGGTCTGGGCATTTTCGCCTGGCCCGCAGGCGATACTTGCGCCACGAGTAGGCGGGATCGGTTTTCACTCGAACATTGTCTCGCCTCCTGGACCGTATACGTGATTGATCCTCTACCTGCTTGCGCACCGAAGCGCGCTTCCAGTTGGCCTTCACACTCTTGGTTCGCTTCAAGGGAAGCGCTCGAAAGTTGTAAGTTCTTACCCGCTGTCCCTTCTCAATCAATGCCTTAGTGGCTGGAGAAAGGCGTACCGATGACCAGAAATGCTTGGGCATGACCCCCAACCGATATTCCTTTGCATCCTTTTCCGTCACCACAAGAGAGGGCAAGGACTCCCCAACACGGTCTTTAAGGCTCCTGAATCGAGCTAGGGGGTCCACGCAGGGGGTGGGTAGTACCCTGGCTAGGGTAAGACCCTCGTGGCCGTCACAGAGCGATTCAGAAGGTTTTAGAGGCATATGGTATCCAGAGCTATATTCTATGCTATTCTGGCAGTAGGGATAGAAAAGCGGGAATACATCTTAGACAGTTAAAGGCCCCATAAGTTCCCCAATAATCGTAAATAGTTTGCCAGCAGTTAGGTGGAATATATTAACCGGTAGTTAATTAGCCGGCAGTTAATAGGCTCTATTAGCCGGCAGTATTATCCTTTGCATTAGGCATGTTCATTAGCATGTGCATTAGCAGGTGCATTAACTGGAAATTGAGCCTTGTAAGTGGGTGTGTACCCCACCCCCGCCGGGGGAGGGCTGCCAAATCGAAGGGCTACTCCCCCCATTCTGAAATATGGAATGTTATAACATTACATTATGGTAGACAGACCTGTCTATTTTTCTTTTTTTCCATGCCCATGCAGACAGACCTGTCTATCCATCTGCATCTCCTCATACATCATGGTAGACAGACCTGTCTATCTACATGTATATTGTGTGCAGACCATATACCGGATGCAGCTGTTGCATATGCTGCAACAGCTCGGGCAAGAGATGCGCCGGCAGATGGCCGGCGATAGATGCGCGAGATGTAAGAATGTAAGGATGTAAGGATTGCACCAACCTGGTGCAAACATGCTCACACCATCTGCCTAACATCATTTAAGCCCTGTTCAGCTTTCCCTATTGACATGCTGGGCAGACCATGATACCTTTACGACACGTGGAGGGATGACCCACCACGTGTCACAAAGCACCGCCACTACCACCACCAACGAAAGGATGAAACGCCATGACGACCAACGAAATGTCGCTCGAAGAGGTTGCACGTAGAGCGTCCGAACAGGCCGCACAATTCGCCTATCTCGCATGGCGCGCATGGGCCACACTTTCGGATGAAGCCGCCAGCGCCGCGCGTACGGCATCGATCCATTCGGACGAGTTCTGCCGGAGCGAACACCTAACACGTATCGCCGTCCGCGCCGACACGCTGCGCGATGCAGCCTACGCGCTGTCTGGTGTCATTGCCATAATGGACCAGCAAGCTGAATAAGCACCATGAAATCGAGAACTCTAACCCTCAAGCAGTTACGTGATGCCGGAGCATGGAAGTCACAATGTGACCTGTTCCGCAGCCTGTTCGGCGAGTCGGTCAAGGTAACGGCCCGACGCGCTGCCAGCTTCCACAATGTCTTCGACTGGCAGTGGGCGGCTAGGAACTTGCTGAGTCTAAAAGGCCTTGCTCGGTTTGATGTAGCTGTCGCCCGCGCGGATCAGAGAACTATACCTATGGTAATAAAGGTCAGCAGCTCGGTAGACTTAGCAAAATTCTTGGCCCTGTATAGGCGGGCTGTTGCGCGCGCCTTCGCTCACGCGTACATAGCCGAAGGCGAACAACAGGAGAAAGCCCCATGATGAAAGCTAAAACCTTTAAACTAAAGCCCCTCACACCTGGGCGTAAAAAGCTCTACCGACTGAATGGCGGACCGCTGCAAGGTGTCAGCGTCTGGTTGTGTGCACGCGGAACCTTGCCTATGCGGATTGGCGAATATTGGGGGGTGTACAACCATGATAATTGCTGGATTGACTTCTACAAGAACGAAGGGAGAACACCATGACGACACCCACCACAACCGCCAGCGCATCCCTCGAAGAGCTCGCCCGCAGGGCAGCTGAACAGGCCGAGGAGGCCGCTTATGCAGCCTGCCGTGCATGGGGCATGCTCTCAGATGAGGCCGCTGAGGCCGCACGTGTGGCACCGGTCCAGTCGGATGAGTTTCGCCGGAGCGAGCGCCTGACATATATCGCCATACGCGCCGATATGCTGCGCGATGCGGCGTTTGTGTTGTCCGATGTCATCACCATGATGGACCAGCAAGCTAAAGCCGATATAGCCAAATAATGAGGATACTGCTATGATGCTGTCATTGATGATTGTGTACGTGGTAGGTGTTATCTCAGTCTATGGATCCGGGCATCTTCCGGGATCGTATAATAATACTGAGCTACTTTACGCCTTGCTGTGGCCGTTTATGACTGCGGCTGTGTTGCTGAACCTCAGAGGTTGGCATTGATTAACCCGATGTGGTGTCGGGCAAAGCGCCGCACACTACCACAGACGAGAGGACTAGGCATGTACCGGAACATAGATTTTAACGATTTTGTCGATGGGTTTAGATTTCACGGACGTGAGCGACACTTCAGCAACGAGGGGCTACCATGCTAGAAGTAAAGACAAGATTCGACCCAGCTGCGCGGGCGGTGGCCTACCACGGCGATTGCCGCGAACTGCTCGACCAGATTGCGTCCGAGTCGATCCAGTTGGTAGTGACATCGCCGCCCTACAACGTCGGCAAGGCCTACGAGGCCCGGATGAGCCTGGATCGTTATCTGGAGGAGCAGGCTCCGGTCATCGCCGAGTGCGTGAGAGTACTCGCGCCCGGCGGCAGCCTGTGCTGGCAGGTCGGCAACTACGTGGAGAAAGGCAAGGCGAGCAGCATCGTTCCGCTCGACATTGCCCTGTATCCGCTGTTTGCCGCGCACGGCCTCAAGCTCCGCAACCGGATCGTCTGGCATTTCGAGCACGGGTTGCACTGCACCCGGCGCCTATCGGGGCGGTACGAGACCATCTGCTGGTTCACCAAGGGCGACGACTACCATTTCGATGTGGATCCGATCCGAGTGCCGCAGAAGTACCCCGGGAAGAAGCACTTCAAGGGGCCGAAGGCCGGTCAGTATTCCTGCAATCCTCTCGGCAAGAACCCGGGCGATGTCTGGATCATCCCGAACGTGAAGAGCAACCATGTCGAGAAGACCGGTCACCCGTGCCAGTTTCCCGTGGAGCTGGTGGAGCGCCTGGTGCTGGCGCTGACCCGGCCCGACGAGTGGGTGCTCGATCCTTATGCGGGCGTCGGCACCACCATGGCGGCGGCAGTCCGGTGCGGCCGGCGCGGTGCGGGTGCGGAACTGGTGAAGGAGTACGCCGACATGGCCGTCGACCGCATCCGGGCGGCCGCCTCGGGTAATCTTCGCATCCGTCCCCGCAACACTCCTGTCTTCGATCCGGCCGACGCCGGGAAGTCCTTGACCCGCTCGCCGTGGATCGAAGGAGACGTGAAGCCTATCTGAGCCGCGGTTCATGAAAATCGCCGAGGTCTACTCGCACCTCAACGGGCTGGAATATCTGCTGGTCCACCGCGAGCGGCTTTGGGCCGAAATCCAGCAAGTGGTGGGTGGCATCGACGCGCACGGCATGAAGACCAAGGTGAGCCGGGAAGCGCGCATGATAGTGTAGCGCTGTCGCGCCGCCTGTCAAATCTTGCTGTTGTCACGCTGGCACGATATTTGTATTGACAAAAACCATGCCAACGCAGAAATTACGTTCAGAATTGTCTTTTTCCTGTTCAGCTTTCCCTATTGACACTTGTCGCACACGCGCTACAATGAGTCATGATCAGACATTCGTCAGGCCGTGACCCTAAGGAGACAGCTATGACAACTACCACGAAGAAATACAGAACCCTCACACTCGCACAATTACAGAATGCCAAAGCGTGCCAATCACAACGCGACCTATTCCACGAGATGTTTGACGAGTCGGTCAAAGTGACGATCGAGCTAGCGTCAGATCATGCGCAAAAGTTTAACTGCTTCTGGGCAGCGGAACACTTTTTGCGGCCTGAAGGTTTTACTCGGTTTAATGCGATTGTCGCGCGTGCGGATCGGAAAAGGCTGCGCGCGGTCAAAGACGCCCGCGGTGAACTATGCCGTGTACCCACTCATATCAATGCCACGATCTTACGGCAGCACGAGCAGACTATAGCTCGCGCCTTCGCCCGTCTATACATCGCCGAGGGTGGCGATTCCTGACATACGTTCATCCTACGTTCATCCTATCGTGCTAGAATGTTGCCAACACTTTCTATTGTAAGCGAGGCCAGTACCATGAAATCCAGACTTCTGACAATTGATCAGCTACGGAATGCCAATGTATACCCAGCACAGGAAGATAAGTTCCTGCGCACGTTCGTGGACTCGGTCGAAGTGACCGCCGAACTGGCAAGGGAGTATGCTGGCGAATTCGATTGGCGCCAGGCGGCGTAAATGCTTCTGCAACCTGAAGGCTTTGCTGCATTTGAGACGGCGCGTGTGCACATAGAGAAGATATTGCACACTAACGAGGTCGTTGATCTTGAAAAGTTCAACAGCGAAGCGAGTCGAGCATGGAAAAGATATCAATCGGAATATGACATTTCGCTTCAAACATGGCGTGAAGATGCTTCCGCCCGTTATGCAAGAGCAATCAAGACGGCGAATGAGCGACATATCAAAGCCATTGAACACGCAGCGGCAACATGCGAGCGCGCCAAAGTCAGTAAATTTGCAAACCTATACATAGCCGAAGGCGAACAACAGGAGAAAGCCCCATGATGAAAGCTAAAACTCTGAAGCTGCCAGGAACAAAAATACTTGACACACACTTGGAAAGTGTGTATAGTAAGGAGGATGATATGGTGAACCCTACAATCAGGCCGGCTTGGTGCATTGCCATAGCCGAACACATCGGGAATCAAACAAGGACCCTGCGAAGATTTAGGCGTCCCAAGCGCCACACCACAATACTCATTCTCGTGGCACGAGGCATTCTCGCACTATTGTGCGTGGGAGGAGTATGGACGCTAGTGTCCCTATTCATGTAAACATACATCGAGGACAATTGATATGAATGATCTAGTCAAAACTTTTGCAGCACGTGAAGGTATTCTGTATAGTCAGGCCAAGAAAGAATTGTGTGACCTATTGAACAATGACTACGAGCAGGACGTGCCAGAATTTTTATATGAAATTGGCATGGAACCTGATTACTTTTTGGATGCACTAGATTTGCTGGATTGACACATCCACAATAGGCCCGTAGCTCAACGGCAAGAGCAAAGGACTCATAATCCTAAGGTTCCTGGTTCGAGTCCAGGCGGGCCTATCATATTGAAAGGAGAAGATAATCACCATGATGCTCACATTCAAATCACTAAAGGATGGACAATTGTTTCGCATTTTCGCCGAACGTAAAAATGGAGTGTTCGAGATGTCGAAAGATCATAGGGTCTACCGGAAGATGGGGAACTCACACTCCGAAGACATTACGGGTAAGACAATTATCCTTGCACTCAATGACCTAGTAGCACCATTGCATCACACTGGGCCGGCAACCACATCTATTGATATGGAGATTTCCACCAATGAATAATCAATTGGCAATCACATCACCATTAGTCAAAGTAATGGCAGGGTTACTTATTTTCTTCTTCTTGTATGGACTCATTCCTATTATCGTTAATGACGTTAAACATGGATACCGCCTTGCTATCCAAGGCTCTGAACAAAAAGTCAAATGTGAGGATGCCAATAACGAAACCGAAGTTAATGGTGTCACACGGGTAGAAGTAACAGGAAAGTGGATGATCCTGACATTTACAGATGGCAGCCAGGCATATGCTGCGCCGAGGGATGGCTTTGCCTGCACAGTGTCGAAGTAAGAATGCTGCTTGATTTCATGTTGCACTACAAATTGGACACTCAGTGTGATACCCTCCACAAAAGACAAAAAATACATTGCCTTGGCCCTGGAAGAAAGCTTGCGGTCTAACCATTGGCGTGTTAAGATAGGATGCTACATTGTCATTGGCAATTACGTGGCAGGGCATTCTCACAATATCGTAAAGACGCATCCTGTCCAAAGCAAATGGAACAAGCGGGTCGGGCGAAAGTGTCCGGCACCAAACATGCACGCAGAGATTCGCGCACTCACTCTCACCGGATACCATGATACGAGAGATGCACAAGTGTACATAGCAAGGTTTGACCGGAACGGACACCTGGCAGATTGCCGCCCATGTGCAGCCTGTTACAGTGCATTGAAGGAAGCCGGATGCCGGCGGATCATTTACACCAGTCGCATACGCGGAATACTGAAGGAATCCATACGATGAACAATTACAAGACAGAGATCCGAGAACGTTTCTCTCGGTTGGCAGACGGAGAGACAGAACTCACCGATGAATGCCCTGCTTGCCGTGGCGGCGCCAATAAAGACAGGGCTTTCGCTGTTACGCGAGAAGGTAACGCGCTGTTGTTTATCTGTTATAGAAATTCCTGTGGGCTGAAGGGTCGGGCAACTGTTTCCGCACAAGCATTGGGCCGGAAGTCTTTGCCCGCAAGAACCCGATCACCAGAGCGGGGGTTTGCCGAGACGTCTCTAACACCATGTGAAAAGCATAAAGAAAGGGCTGTCTTCGATGCGCTCAAGGAAAAGTATCACATGGATGAATCTCACCTGAAGCAGCTTGGGGCGGAGGTGGTATATCTATCTCCACCTGGGAACCTTGTCCGCCCTGTGCTGTCAAAGCCTATCTACATCAAGATGCCACTATATGATCTTGATTTCCAAAACCTAGGCTATCAATTGCGTCTATTTTCTCCTCCCACCTATCAAGAATCCTCTCCCGATGAGGCCACAGGCACACATCCATTGCCCAAGGTGTGCAAGGCATTCACACTTCTTGACCAGGCTGCAAAGGAACAGGGTAAAAACAGCTATTGTTATTTCAAAGGCACCAAGAACAAGGGTATGAATAGCGTAGTACTTGTGGAAGATATGTATTCCGCCGTTAAGATATCAAGATACTTGCCAGCCATTGCTTTGCTTGGCACGCACATTTCAGAATCTTTTGCCAAGGAAATAGGTAAAGTATTTGACACAGTATACATTGCACTCGATAGAGATGCGTTTGTCAAGGCAGTCAAATACTGCATACATTACAGATCAAAGGGAATATGGCATACCTCCATTCCGATCGGTCTGGACAAAGATATAAAGGACTTGCCGGAAGCCGCCATAAGAGACTTACTATATCCGCTTTCCAGTACGAATACCCATAGCTCGAAACGCATTGGATACCCACATAAATGAATAAAGAATTACTGGCGCTGGCATTGCAAAGCAGAGATTCCTTTGCAAAGATAGCGCGATACATTGACATAAAGAAGTATGAACGAGACACACAAGTCTTGCTGCAATACATGAAGGAGTACTATCAACGAGATCCAGAGGCAAAGCAAATCAACAAAACGTTATTGTTGCAGATGCTTGCCACTAAAATATCTTCGAACAAACTTGTTGATGCCTATAGAGAATTGCTGGATGAAGCCGCTGCATTTACAATATCGAAAGAGAATGTTGAAGCAGTTATATTGGAGGAGAAAAGGGATCAGATAGGCGCCGAATTAGCCATTGCATTGGCCGGAAAGAACTATCAAGAGGCTGACAAATTGTTGCAGGAATTCAAACGGGTTCATTCCGCTACTACCCTTGATGAAGTCAAGGAAGATGGGATCGAAACCTTTGATTTACTTTCAACAGAAACCTTGCTTGAAGGAGGAGGGAACTCTGAACGTACGCTGAAGGTTTATCCCTTGTCGTTGAACTCTCGCCTCGGTGGAGGAGTCAATGGGGGAGATCACCTGTTGCTCTTTGCCCGGCCAGAGGCCGGCAAGACAGCAGCCGCGATCACGATGGCTTGTGGCTTTGCCCACCAAGGAGTACCTGGGATCTACATCATCAATGAGGATAGGACAGCGCGTATCGCCTCCAGAATGATTTCCAACATGTCTGGCTACCCTACTAGGGAGATGATGAGAGATCCCCGCAGGGCGCTCCACAGAGCACGTGACAATGGGTTGGAGAACATTGCTCTGTTCGGCATGGCCCCAGGATCATTGAACCAGATAAGGGATCTGGTGGAAAAGAAGCAGCCTAGGTGGCTGGTTGTAGATCAGTTAAGAAACATTCATGTGGGGGCCAAACATTCTACCGAGAACAAGACACAGCAATTGGAAGCAGCCGCCACAGGTATTAGAAACATAACCAAGCAAGCAGACATTGTCACTGTGTCTGTCACCCAAGCTGGAGAGTCTGCGGCTAATAAATTGATACTCGACATGGAGGATATCGATAGCTCAAAAACAGGTATTCAAGGGCAAATAGATGCGATGATTGGAATAGGTATTGATGTGCGATATGATCAAGAAGATTTACGGATGTTTTCACTGCCTAAAAATAAGCTAGGAATGGGAGATCATGGGCATTTCCCGGTGCGTATAAACAAGGCTCTTTCCAAACTGTCTGACATAGAGTCTTGAGTATATATATAATATAATATATAATATAAAAGCTTTTAATATAATATATATATATATATATAATATATAGAAGCTATTAGAAGCCAAGAAGCTACATAGTTCTATAGAACTATATTAGAAGCTCTTAGTATATATATATTTATATAAATAAAAGCTCTTGCTCTTAATACATAGCTCTTAATATAATATATTTTATATTAGATATTCACTCATCAAGGAGCGTCCACTTACAACAATGGATAACATGATTACCACCGACAAGACAAGCGAACAGGATTCATCCAACGCAGGCTCCAATAAAGAGCGGCAATTATATGCTCCTTTTTCCGCTAACGATCTAATCCACCTGACAACAGGTGAGGGATTCATACGAGGAGCGGATACTACCTATATCATCGGGTACACCTGGGATGGTAAACTAGTGGTAGTGAAGTGTGAAGAAGAACCGGGTGTGGAGGGAGGAGGTTCTTTAGAATATCCAACGTTTCATATTGTGGACGAAGAGACAGGGAAGGTGCTGGAGGATATTGGACCAATGGAATATGGAGATGCAATCAACATGATCAAAGGCCCACGAAGAAAGATAGGAACGACATGAGTGGAGGAGCATTCAATTATCGATACAGCGCAGTCATAGACTTTGCCGATGAACTGGCGAGACTAATGGCTACGATGGATTCAGATACTTCATTCACCCCAGAAGTACATAGAGAACTGCGTAAGATATTATTGCTGGCAGATTACACAGCAAAGGCGATGCGACATACGGAATGGTTCTTCTCAGGCGATACGGGAGATGAGCAATTCCTGGAACGTATGAAGAAAGCTACGCTTGCATATGAACGCCGCAAGAAGCTATACGATGATGATTATGACACACTCCAACCCCTTTCAGAAGAGGAACGCGACAATGACGAATACGACGCAAGCTGAAAACAATGCTGTTGACACCCGCAAAGTACAGATAGCAGTATACTTCGATCCGGATGCAGAAGAATATACTTGGGAACGCCTATGGGGAGTAGATGTTCCTCATAGCACCCTATATGAAGATCAGGTTAACATTGAAAATGTTAGCACCAGATACTACTTCACCGTCTCGCAGAAGCAGCTAGAACAGGGTATTGGAGACAGACTGGCCGCACTGGGCCGAGGATTAGAGATGTTTATTTCGTTTGCTCTTAACAACATGGATAAAGCTACCGGCAAAGTTTCAGCATCTGACGCCGCGTGATGATAATGAAAGTCAAGACACCAGAGGTTCCGAAAACCTTGCGCAGGAACCGAGCACAGGTGGAACGCCTGTATTCGGAATATCCCTACGTTGTCCTTGACTTCGAGACGACCTTGCTATCTGTCCCAGAAGATCGCGCACTCGAAGACGCTGAATTTGCTTGGGCAGGTAATCCTTTCGCCGATGTGGTCTGCGCGTGCTGGTATGTTGTGCAAGGTGAGAACGCTGTAGAAAAGAAATCAAAGTTTGGAGGAGTGACAAAACAGCAGGAATTGCTGAAGGATATCAAAGCTGCCAAGTTTATCGTTGCGCACGGAGCAAAGTTTGAACTGCAATGGCTGCATCAATGTGGACTGGACATCAGGGACGTGGTGGTGTGGGACACCTTGACAGCCGAGTGGGTACTGCGAGCGAATGCACGGTATTCTCTTTCTCTTGGATCTCTGGCAGATCGATATGGTCTGCCAGCCAAGGAAGATATCGTAGGTGGATTGATACGCCTGGGTGTCAAGACTGCGGACATTCCGGGAGCATGGGTGGAAAAGTATTGCTTCCGAGATGTACACATTGCACACAGGTTGATGCGCCTACAGCGGAAACGTCTCATGGACGAAGATATGCTGCACCTTGCCTACACTCGCTTCATGGCCTGCCCACCGATTGCTGATATGGAGCTAGGATTCCTTCATCTCGACAAGGAGCGGGTAGCTGAAGAATCGCTGAACACTAGTAATGCGATCAAGGAACTTATTGCTACCCTTGACACTCTTACAGGAGGTATCAATCTCAACAGCCCCAAACAACTGCGTGAATTCCTGTTTCAATCCCTAGGATTTGATCCGCCCAAAGATCCCGGGCGGGGAAAGCCGCTACTCACACCGGGAGGGGAAGCAAGTACATCGCAGGATGCTTTACTCAGACTGCGGCCCAAGACCCAAGCACAAAAAGATTTTCTTCAGGCATATATGGAATTCAACAAACTGAATTCAAGGGTCACAAAAAACCTAGAGTTTTTTGATCTCATCTGCAAACACTTTGATGGGAAGTTTAGGCCCCGGCTCAACCAAGGGATAACTAACACGGGCCGGCTGTCTGCCACGGGGCGCAAGATGCGCATTCCTGGCATGAAGAAAGAGAAGGGAGCACAAGTACAGAACATACCAAGGGAATACAAGAAATTCTTTTGCGCAGGGAAGAAAGGATGGAGCATACTGGAATGTGACGCATCACAACTAGAGTTCAGATGTGCGGCAGATCTTTGCAAAGACGTTGTAGCGCTGAAAGAGATCAAGGAAGGAGTAGATGTGCACGCCATTTCAGCCGAGTATCTAACAGCAGGTGGCCAGCCGACCACGAGACAGGAGGCCAAGCGATGCACATTCATGCCTCTTTATGGCGGCAACGGAAAGACTCCAGCCGAGCGCAAGTATTGTGAGTTCTTCAGGAGAAAATATGCTAACATCGCCAAAGAACAAAGTCGCTGGGAACTATTTGTTGCAAACGAAAAGTATCTGCGAACCCGCTATGGAATGCTGTTCCACTGGCCGAAAGCGACTATGGACAGCCGGGGATATCTGGATGTGCGACGGGAGGTATACAATTATCCTATACAAGGATTTGCCACGGGCGAGATCATTCCTATAGCGTTCACAATATTATGGCACGCAATGGATCACTCTAAAGCCAAGATGTTATTGACTGTTCATGATTCGATTATCCTTGAAGCGGATGACAAATATCTGGAGGAACTAGAGTCACTCTGTCGCTTTGCTTTTATCGAGGGAACAAAGATGTTTCTCAAGAATGTATATGATTATGAGTTCAAGGTTCCACTTGCGGTGGATGTGAAGAAGGGCTCCCATTGGGGAGAGCAATACAAAGAAGATTGTATGGAATGTGATGAGTACGACTTTGACGACGACGATTATCCTGAACACTAGGAGATATGAACTATGTCAGAATTTGCAGGCTACGTAACGAACATCCAACCCAACGAAACAAGTTATGGTACTATGTATAACTTGGAAATAGATGGACAAGTATATGGTATGGGCCGCGTCAACCCGGAAGATCTGGGTGTCCGAATCGGTTCCTATGTAGAATTCGATGCCACCCGAAAGGGACGTTACTTCAACATTACAGCAAACAGCTTGAACGTATATGGGGAGAATGGGGAGGAAAGCGCTGCACCACCACCCCCGCCGCCCCGCAGGAGTCCACCCCCACAAGTAAGACGTGCCCCGCAACAGCGCGTCGCGCCGCCTCGCCCGCAGCAGGTGGAGCAGGTAGTCCTGGCTGCGCCTAATCCCCCAGAAAGGGGTGTGTCTCGCCATCCTCCCGCAGCGGTGTCGGCCAGTCACAGGGAGGACACGATCAGCCGACACGCTGCTCGAAACTCGGCGATTGCCCTGCTCAACGTTGCTCAGCAAGCGGGCGTGCTACCCTTTTCTACTGCAAAGAAAGGGCAATTTGAAGCGCTTTGCTTGCTCTGTAACGCATTGACGAATGACTTCTATAATTATGCAACAGGCAAGACGGATACTCCTCCGGCAGTTCCTGCGCAATCCTCGGAAGCAAAGGCAGTATCCGGCGAACCAGAGGACGCGGCCGATCAGAACGATGGCTGGTAACTTCAACAAGAAGCCGAGTGTGACTACCCACCAGACCAAGGATGGTCTGGAGGTAGTGACGGAAGAAGAGTTCTGCAAACTGCTGAACTCCCTTGAAGATCCAGAAAGATTCAAGGATATTTTTGGGATCAACACAAGAGTGGATGAGGGATGGTTTGTAGAGGATGTGCAAAGAGCACTGAAGATATACAGTTCTGGTGGAACTACGATGCCTGGCTACTTGTGGGATTGACGGAGGAGATTTGATGATGGAAGGGTATAAGAAAGACAGCACCTTGTTGGAAGATGCCGCGATCCTAATATCAGGGGTAGCGAAGGAGTGCCCAGCAAATGTGTCCCCTTCAGCCTTAAGCACATTCCACTCCGAACTGTGCGATAAAGCGCGGAAGCTGATGCTAGCAAAAAGCCACGACTACAGCAGTGGTGGGGATCATTTCAGAAACTTCCGTGGAGCATCCAAACTGGGGATCGATCCTGTAAAGGGGGTCTTGCTGCGCATCCAAGACAAACTTGAGCGGATCAACACGTTTGTCGATGAAGGAACTCTTTCCGTCAAGGAAGAATCTTGTTTAGATTCAGTCCTGGATATAGTAAACTATATTATTATAGCTCAGATGTTGATCAACGAACGCTTGGATGATGTGGAATATCATAAGGCACAGGAAGAAGAGGCGAAGAAGGAACAGATTGCACCACAAGGAGAATGAATAAATCATGTTGATGAAAGAAGAACAGAACAATGCTGTAGGGTCTGGTGAAGAAGCCTGTGCCACACCCATTGATGCAACCCCTTGGTCCACCCTTGGACTGCTGGTATTTCTGAGAACCTATTCACGGCCCAAGAGGAATGGAACACAAGAACAATTTAATGAATGTGTCGACCGTGTAATAAAAGCTACAGATACACAGTTACGGTGTGCGTTCACCGAAGAAGAGAAGTCCCGGCTGAGACATTATATTCTGGCTCTGAAGGGAACTGTCGCCGGGCGATTTTTATGGCAACTAGGCACCCCCACGGTTGATAAGCTGGGGCTTGCTTCCTTACAGAATTGTTGGATGGTAGCCGTAGATAACATGGAAGCCTTCTGTTTTGCCTTTGATAAACTGATGCTAGGTGGAGGAGTGGGCTTCTCTATACGGAGGGAACATGTTAAACAATTACCGAAAGTACGAACAGATTTTATCAAACCTGTACGTAGAGATAGCAAAGATGCAGACTTCATTGTCCCCGATACTCGGGAAGGATGGATTGAATTACTTCGCCAAACGCTTGGAACTGCTCTCGAACCATCTCGTAAACCCTGCCGAACTTACTCAACCCAACTTGTACGTGGCAAGGGAGAATCTATTAAAGGCTTTGGCGGAATCTCAAGTGGCGCTGAGCCTTTGTGTCGCGGCCTTGAACAAATTGGAGAAATCCTTGAAGGAAGGAAAGGCACCCACCTGACCACTGTGGATTGCCTGGATATCATGAACATTATTGGCAGCATTGTTGTGTCCGGCAATGTCCGCCGCTCCGCACAGATTGCCATAGGTGATGCGGATGATATCCCTTTCATCATGGCTAAGCGGTGGGACTTGGGGAGTATTCCTCCGTGGCGTTCCAATTCCAACAACTCTGTTGTTTGTTCGGACATAAGTGAACTTCCTGATGAGTTCTGGGAAGGGTATCAAGGAAATGGAGAGTGCTATGGCTTGATAAACCTGGAGCTTTGCCGGAAGATAGGTAGACTGGGTGACACTGCATACCCCGATCCAAAGATCATTGGAGTCAATCCCTGTGCAGAAATAGCCTTGGAAAATGGGGAACCCTGCTGCCTGGCCGAGATATTCCTGCCTAACGTAGACTCACTGGAAGAACTACTGGATATAACTAAACTGTTATATCGTATTAACAAACACTCATTGGGATTGCCAGCGCATGATGCGACTACACAAGAAGTGGTGGCCCGGAATCTGCGGATGGGCATTGGTGTAACAGGCTATCTTCAAGCTACTGAGGAACAGCGCAAGTGGTTACCGAAGGTGTATTCTGAACTCAGGCTGTATGACAAAGAGTATTCCGGGGAACTAAATGTGCCGGAAAGCATCAAACTTACTACACAGAAGCCATCTGGCACGTTAAGTCTGTTGCCCGGAGTAACGCCGGGGTGTCACCCAGCCTTTGCAACATACATGATCCGGAGGATACGCATCAGTTCAGATAGCCCGCTTGTTGAGATTTGCAGGAAGCATGGATATCACATCGAGCCGGTTCGCTACTTTGACGGAAGCGAAGACAAAAGTACGTCTGTCATATCCTTTCCCTTTTCATATCCAGAAGGTACTCCTGTAGCAGATGAACTATCTGCTATCGACCAACTTGAAGTGGTGCGCAGGGTCCAGCGCGATTGGAGCGACAATGCCGTATCATGCACGATATATTATGGGCTTGAGGAATTGCCCGCCATCAAGAAATATCTGAAGAAGAATTACACTGACAATTTCAAGAGTGTGAGTTTCTTGCTGCGACAAGAGCATGGCTTTGATCAAGCCCCATTGGAAAAGATATCAAAGGAAGTCTTTGATGAAATGGTAAAGACTACAACCAAGATAACAGAAGTGAACTATCAGGTGGATCAATTTGAGGATGCAGAAGATTGCGTAGGTGGGGCGTGCCCCATAAAGTAATGAGGACAAGGAAGGACTACAGTGGGAAAATCATTTAAGAAAACACCTATATTTGGATACAGCACATCCGCAAGTGACAAGAGTTTCAAGAAGCAGGAACACCAACGGCGCCGCGCTTTCGACAGAGGCATTTTGCAACAGATGTCGATAGACAACGCCGCGTACTTGGAGGATTTTGTGTCAAGTGAGAAGCAATTCGGAAATACATGGGCATCAAACAAGGATGGAAAGATGTATCTCGACATTGATAAATATGCCCATTCTGATCCTGGCACATATGAGTTCTTCAAAAAGTATCTACGTAAATAATCTGGATAACTAGATAACAAATGACACCATGCTAAAAACCGCCTTAATAGATGCTGACATCATTTGCTACCGGATAGGATTCGCCTGCCCAGAGGGAGAACCGGTTGAGTTTGCGCTGCATTCTGTTAAGCAAACGATCCATTCAGCACTGGGAAAACTTGGTGTGCAGGACTATCGTTCCTACCTGAGCGGATCAAGCAACTTCAGGTATCATTTGGCTACTCTCAAACCTTACAAAGGGACGAGATCGGAAAGGAAGCCGGAACACTATGAAGCTATCCGGGAATATTTGGTAGATGTGCATGGTGCCACCATAACAGATGGCATAGAAGCGGACGATGCGTTGGGCATTGAGCAATACAGCCACCCAGATAAAAGTACCTGCATCGTATCCATTGATAAGGATCTGGATACTATACCGGGATATCACTATAACTGGGTCAAGGATATTTATTATGATGTATCCCTTGAAGATGCCAACTATAATTTCTACACGCAGATGCTTGTTGGTGATGTGTCGGATAACATTCCCGGCATCCGGGGAATAGGCCCCAAGACTGCCCACAAATTATTGAATCCACATAAAGAAGATATGCGGAAAGTGGATGATATTGTACGTGAGAAATATAGAGAGTTCTACGGTGATTCTGAATATGAGAAGGCTTTCGATGAGGTGGCCTCTCTATTGTGGATACTGAGAACGCCTTCCACTACATGGAAAGAACATGTCCCGTACCGTAAAAAGTAACAAAGGGATAAAAAAATTCAGGAGTGGATTTGAAAAGAAAGTTTCCAAATACTTGGAAAGCAAAGGGATCAAGTTTGGATATGAAACAAAAGGCGTAAAGTATACGATCCCTGAGCAAAGCAGAACCTACATACCTGATTTCGTATTGGCAAATGGTGTGTATATAGAAACAAAGGGGCGTTTCACAAGAGAAGATCGAACAAAAATGCTATTGGTGAAGAAGCAGAATCCTCATTTGGATATCCATTTATTGTTCATGCGAGACAACAAGATTGGTAAAGGAGCAAGAAGCTTACGGTACACACAATGGGCACACAAGTATGGTATTCCATCAGCAGTAAGTCTGGAGGGTACAGTGCCCGAAGAATGGATGAAGAAATAATGAGAGCATCATTATGCTGGTTACACTGCTAATCATATATGTTGTAGGTGGTATTGTGGTATGGGTAGTGGGATATTCTCCAGGTGATAAAGTAATCCGACACAGGACTATACTATTGCACGCTCTTGTATGGCCTATCGTATTTGTACTTGAGATTATACAACTTATGGGAAGTCGAGGCAAAGGAGATTTTGATGAAAGATAAACAGCAAAGAGATATTGATGCTCTCTTTGAAGAGCTTGATTCAATAGCCGCGCTTGTAGTAGGGCTTGAGAAAGGCACGGGCAATATCGTTGTGCGAACACGATATGACATTAGTGGTCCCGTGGATTCCTCTGGTATAGCCGTAATCGATGCCCCGGCAAGTTTCCAATTGGTGTATATTCTGACAGGTTTTGCTACACAGATATTGGATGTTTCACCGGTAAGCATACAAGATCAGGCATCTGGAGCTACCATGCTAGAGATACTTGGAGCTAAGAAACCCACCTCCACTTCCCCGAATAGACGGCGATCCAGTGTCGGGAAAGGTAACGGAAAAGGATCAAAACAATATGGTGCCGACGCAGAAGAAAGTGAACCCACGTCTGATGAACCGACCAATCGTCGTTCAACAGACATTACCGTCCACTAACAAGATAGTCATCTTGCCGGATAGTCATGCACATCCTGATTTCGACAATGATCGATATGAAGCACTCGGCAACCTGTTGCTGGAGGAACAAGCAACATGTATATTGAATATAGGAGACTTTGCAGACATGCCTTCCCTGTCCAGCTATGATAGGGGCCGTCTTGAGTTTGAGGGAAGGAGATATAAGAAGGACATCCAAGCTGCACATGATGCACAGCGGCGGCTGTTTAAGCCGATAGATGCCTATAACAAGAAGCGGGCTTCTTTAAGAAAGAGAAAGTTTTCTCTATTCACAGTACATTGTTTAGGCAATCATGACCAAGGAAGGATAAACACAGCCATAAGTATTCATCCAGAACTAGAAGGGATGATAGGGGTCAAAGACCTGAACTATGAGAAATACTGGAATGTGATTGTACCTTTCAAGGAAGTGGGAATGTTGAATGGTGTTTTGTTTTCACACTACTTTTCAAGTGGCGTAAAAGGGCAACCCATTTCAGGAGAAAACATTGGTAACTCCCTCATCAGGAAGAACCTAGGCTCCTCTATACAAGGACACACGCACACGTATGACTTGAAGCAGATGGTCTGTGCGGATGGGACGGTTACCTTCGGACTGTCCTGTGGATGTTTCACTCATCCAGAAATGTTATACGACTGGAACGCCAACACTGCACACATGTGGAGAAATTGTATAACCATTCTACACAATGTATGGGAAGGAGGATTTGATAAATTTGAACTGTTGGAGCACGATTATGTAATGAGGAGATACACATAATGAGCACACTAAATGGAGAAGACAGCCGGCTGAGCCGGTGTGAGGTAGCAATTGAAGCGGCACTCAATATATTGCATGGACTAATACAGGATATGCAATGGGCAGAAGATGATGCCCTTGAAATATCACATGCTCACATTTCTGCGGAAATAGACAAGGCCAGTAGAATCCTATGGGATGTTACTGAGGTTGCATTCTTTGACGAATATGAAGAGGATTCGGAAAATGCCCGAGCCTTTGATTCTTTCGGCAATCCAAACATAAAGGATATGGACTAATGGCAAGTTTTCAACATGCAGATGGCTCTGATATTCTAATCATTCCTGGCGAAGATACCATCCACTTTTTTGCGGTGGTTAAGAATGCAATCGCCGCAGAATACTCGGCGGATGGCAGCCTGATATTTCTTGTCACAGACGGGATTACATCCGCATGGGTGGATTCTTCCGATGCGTTGCCTGTGGATTCCCCGCGCTCTTATGAGTTCAACAAGCTAACAGATGCTGGCAACGAAGACGATGGTGGTGTGGTCGTGAACATCGGGTCGAAGAAACGGTCTGTTGATCCAGATAAGCAGGAGTAACAGACAGCCTGTTTATTTAGTCGGCCCTGCAAAACCCCGCCGAGCCGCCTAGCACAACGCTCTGCGGGGCTTGGCAAATCCCGCCGATCCCCCGAGAATTAGCGCCATCGGTTGCGTTTTCTGGGAGTTTTCGCGCATGAGCACAGCGGATTTGTTCCGAACCCGTCTGGACCAGATGATCGACCTTCGCCACCCGCTGGCGGTACTGGCCACGCGGCTGCCCTGGACGCGACTGGAAGCGGCGCTGGCGCCGTGCTTCGCGCGCACCGACCGGCCCGGGACGCGGCGCGAAGTGGCGGATCTGTTCGGCGTCCACGAACAGGTGATCGGCGCAGGCGTGGCGGTGGCGGGCCGCTCGCGGTTGCCGATGCGGCTGATGCTGAGCCTGCTGTATCTCAAGCACGCCTACAACCTGAGCGACGAAGCGGTGGTCGAGCGCTGGTCGGAGAATGTGGTGTGGCAGTTTTTCAGCGGCCAGGTGTACTACACGCCCAGGCTGCCGTGCGATGCGACCCAGATCGGGCGCTTTCGCACGGCGATCGGCGAGGCCGGGGTGGAGGAGCTGCTGAAGGCGACGATCGATGTGGCGGTCGAGACCAAAGCCGTGCGCCCGTGCGAGTTCGAGCGGGTGATCGTGGACACCACGGTGCAGGAGAAGGCGATGGCCTATCCCACGGATAGCCGGCTGCTGGAGATCGCCCGCTACCAGGTGGTGAAGGCGGCCAAGGCGGCCGGAATCGGCCTGAAGCAGTCCCATGCCAAAGAGGGCAAGACGCTGCGGCGCAAGGCCGGCGGCTATGCCCACGCCCGGCAGTTCCGGCGGCTGCGGCGGGTGCTCAAGCGCCAGCGCACGATTCTCGGCATCGTGCTGCGCGAGCTGGCCCGCAAGCGGGCCGGCATCACCGACGCCTCGGCGGGGGTGTTGGCGCGGCTGGACACGCTGCGCGAACGGGCCGAGCGGATTCGCGCCCAGCGCCCGAAGGACAAGAACAAGCTGTACGCCCTGCACGCCCCGGAGGTCGAGTGCATCGGCAAGGGCAAGGCGCGACAACCCTACGAGTTCGGGGTCAAGGCCGGCATCGTGGTGACCCACCGGCAGGGGTTGATGGTGGGCGCGCGGACGTTTCCGGGCAATCCCTACGACGGCCACCTGCTGCGCGAGCAGTTGGAGCAGACCACGATCCTGCTCGAAGACCTGGGTGTGCAGCCGCGGGAGGTGATTGTCGATCTGGGTTTTCGCGGTGTCGATGCCGACAACCCCGGCTGCGAGATCATCCACCGTGGCAAGTACAAGTCACTGACCGTGAAGCAACGCCGCTGGCTCAAGCGCCGGCAGGCGATCGAACCGCTGATCGGCCATGCCAAGAGCGATCACCGGATGAACCGCTGCTGGTTGCGGGGCGCCCGCGGCGATGCCCTGCACGCGGTGCTGTGCGCGGCCGGGTACAACCTGCGCTGGCTGCTGCGGGCGATCGTCCGGCGTGGAATCGAGCCGGTTTTTTTGCGCCGGTTGCTCGGGTGGCTCGGCACGCTCGTAGACGGTCTGCGGCAACCCGGCGCGTCGTGGCGGGTCCTCGGACCGGCCAGCGCGGCGATTGGGTGAATTTTGCAGGGCCGACTATTTAGTTTTCCGAAGAACGTTGGAACTTGGTGCTTTCTTTATAGCATTCAACAACAACTTTTTGTTTCAACTGACACTCGGCATACTGGATGCCCCACTCTCCCATTGTATTTTTAACAACAGACCAATCTCCTGATTCCAGACGTTCGAGCGCAGGACAAGGAGCAAGCACCGCATCAGGGCATATTACTATCGGTTGCCGCTTGAATGTCTTGGAGGATGCGCAGCTCGTCATCAGTAAGATTGCAAGTGAAAGCAAGGTTATCTTCAGTATCGACCTCTTCTGTGCGCGATCCTGCTGTGGTATCTTCTCGCACGGCAGGACATGTGAGCCGACGTGCCGGCTGCCGTGCAAGATTGCTCCGCCTGACAGCTTCTTCCAATTGCTCTTTAAGTGTAGCATTTCCTCTCCTTAATTCATTCAGTTCATTGAGTGCTTTCTCTGTTCTTTCGACATTGGCTATATTATCTTTGACAGCCTCTTTAGTGTTATCCCTTATCAAGCTTTTGAAACATGCCTGATTTCCTTTGTGCCACGCAAATGTGTGAGAAGCCGCAAGACCGGCAAGCAAGATGCCACCAGCAAGCAACTTTAGTTTTCCGCTCAGCAATGACAATGGAAAGAAAGCCATAATTTACTGCCTCATGTATGAAAATAGTAATCCCATAACGGCACCGACTGATCCGAACATCAGGAGAATACCGCCCCAAAATCCAGTGTATCTTGATAACTTGTTATCCAGTTCCTGAATGGAGGTAGCAAGTGCGCGTATATCTGCTCGCAAGCTGGAAACATCTGTGCGAAGAAGATCCTTCTCCTTTTCAATAGCAAGAAGGGCGTGTTCAATCAGAGCAATTCTTACCGCTGCCTTTTCTTGCATGGTTCTTTCAACCTGGTCGTTATTTAATATCATGATACTTCTGTTGTCCCCCTAGTTATATTAAACCAGCTCATTGAAGATAGTGATATATGTCCATCATTCTTAACTTATGTAATAGGAAATTACAGCTATGAACGAACTTCGATATGAAATATACAAGTCAAGCAAAGCCTTAGATGCTAATCGCGATATTTGGTATTGGCGACTACGTGCACGTAATGGGCGGATCATTGCCGATTCAGGAGAAGGATATAGCACCCGACAAGCTGTCACGCGGGCCGTTGCCCGTGTTATTCGTGATGCACAAACACCTATTATTATAGAAGTGGATGAACATCCAACATAGTTCCAGCATCACAATCTTCTACGGATCAGGGCCGCCTCATCCTGCCTTCGCAGGATGAGCCCCCTCACATTCCACAGACGAGTCATAGACTCGATCTGTTCGGCGATACACTCCTCATCCCCGTCAGGGATACACACATCACGAATGAAGCGCATTTCAGCGCGGGTAGGCCCGGCCATGCTTCCACCGCGATTAAAGACCACGCTGGTCAACGCACCTTGCGCCGTCGCGCTGAGCGCGAGGAAGTCATCTCGACCGAACACCCGCACAGCGATGCGCCAGAAACGGACCAGATCGACCTCAATAAATACATCTTGTGCCAGAGGCCATTGTGTCACCACGTGCTGCATCTGCCGGGACAGGATACGGGCGGCCTCTCCGATCACCCCTGCCGCCGGGAGAAGCGCTTCAAGCTGAGGATGTGCCCGCCACACTTGGCGGATGACGGATACTTGCTGATGACCCAGATCTGAGCCGATGCCAATTGTCACGCCCGATGTCAGCCCCGGCCAGATAGGCCGCTGAAACCGCGCTCGATATACAGCGGGACTGGTGATCTCCCAGCGAATGATCAAATCTACCGAGTCCACACTGACCGGTATTGGCAGACCTAGGCACAGCCCGAGCAACCAACTAAACATGCCATGCCACAGCTACACCCAGAGCTGCTATTGCTCCTCCGAGCAGCATTACGCCGACCGAACTTAAAATAATTCCTATTCCGATCACGGCTGCTCCGACAACAACCCCCGTGATAACTGCACACTCTTCCCACAGGTCTCTCTGTTTAAGTGCCCACACTTTGAAACGTTGCAGAATTGTCATTATATCTCTCTCTATGCCATCTTATCCCACATCAAATAAAATACCAAAAACCACTGTATCCAAGGGAGAGCAATAACAAACATGGAGCCTACCTTACCTTTCCTGCATTCTCCCAGGACTTCTTCCTCGCGTTCCTCGGATAGAGATACTCCATAGGTACGCTGAGCAATCCACGCCACAAATCCCGCTACTGCGAAAGCGATCATGGCTTGGACTAAACCATACAGGAACCCCGGCCCATCGATCCCTGCGTCGGGGTCTATTTGCGGTAACAACCAGTCGGCCAGCCACAGCAGCAACAGCAACAGAGGCAACCAGATCAGCGGTTCTTGCCACATCCGTATCCATTTCGGTATAAAGACTAGGCGCGTCTGCCACAAGCGAGTCCATGATATATGTGCCTTCAACGGTAACTTCATCATTTGGGTGTGATCTCCATTTTAAAATCATCGAATACCACCCGCGTCATACCTACCGGATTCTGCACGATCAGTCCAAATTGCATCATAGCGTCCCCTTCAAACTCAGGTATCGTACCTCCCATAGAGATAGTGCGTGTCGGCATTGTCCCTGTGAAGTCAGAAGTATTAAAAGGACCTATGATTGATAATACATCAGATCCATCTGGGCGAAATATGCGGACTCGCAAGGATATTGATGTCTGCCCAAGGGAAGTGGCAATCGTGCGAGCCTTGAAAGAAAGATTCCATTTTGCTCCAGGTGGTACAGGTAAGGGGTCAGTGAGGATTTGCATCCGCGCTAATCCTCCTGGTCGACCAACATAAATACCGCTTGCTGTGCCCTCGATGACTTCGTTAGGATTAGTCGTAGTATCAAATATACCAAGGGTGTTATCAGATATGGACCATCCTGTAGTCCCTTGCTCGAAATCCAGATTCTTCCACCGGAAAGGTTCCGACATGGGCGGAGGAGGTTCATTATCGGGGGCATCCGGCAGAGTCGGTGGATCTGGTGGCAAAGGATCTGGACCGGGTTCAGGCGGAGCGCCCGGGGGAACTTCCGGGGTGACTTCGGGTCTGCGAATCTCTAATATGAATTGCTCACCCCTTACAACGAAAGGAATTGTTACAATAGATGTTGTCATGATGATGCTTTAATACCTTTAGATTTTGTTTGTTTACGGGCGATGCCGGCTTCTCTCAAAGCTATGGCTATCGATTGCTTTTGTGGTTTGCCAGAAGCTACAAGCTCCCGTATATTTTCACTGATTGTCTTTTGGCTGGTGCCTTTCTTGAGCGGCATAATAATGATATCATCCTTATACTAACTTATCCTCAATGAATCCGATGGTACCCTGAAACACAGTTACCACCTTTTCCTGATTATTTATATTCAGTTCCAGTTCATGGTTATAGGTGTTGACCAGCGGAGCGGTATCTGCTGGAGTTAAGGAAACGATGAGTATTCCATCTGTCGGAGACTCTATCAAAATACCATTACCAAGAGTTTTCTCCAGGATGCTAGCTCCTGTTATCTTGTCAAAGATTCCATAGCGAGCCGCAGTCAATTCAGAAAGATCGAGTGGTTCCACAGCCTTGCTGGATTTTATGAACAAACGGAATACAATGGTATCTCCGCTTGTAAACGTATCATTGAATACATCAGGTCTTGCCATATATAACTCCTATTCTATCGTATTACTATGGTACGTTCGATAATGGGATGTGTGATTATGGTTCTTTGACTTGCAATATCAAGCAGATTTCCAATGTTGAATACTTGCAAAGTAGATGATGTCAAGAAATCATCATCATCAACAAAGGCGGCGTTGAAAAGTATTCGCACGCCAGAAAAAGAATCCAAGGTATCCTGACCATCTGTAAGTGTGAGAACAAACCTGTTGTTTATTGCAATGGTATTTTGAGAAAATGTCGCTGCACTTGTATCATTTGCGTCTTGTAGTGTTGCAAACAGCAACACTACGTTTACGTTCTGCGTCTGGAACGCAACATTCTGAAAAGCATCTTGTTGAAAAGCAATTCCAGGCATGTTATGTGTCTCTTAATGCAGCAATCGGAAACTCTGTTTCTTCCTTTTCTATTCTGAATATTCCAGGCCCTATCAATAAAACATCAGGTTGCGCAAGAGTCAGGACAGAATCACCAGCGACGCTTTGATATTTGTTAGGAGTTATTAGTTTTCGTTTCACAAAACAAACAGGTTGCACAGATACCCCTGTAGTATCTCGTACAGCGCCAAGAGAGTCTATGATAATAACAGTAGTCTCCCCTTGCGCCAGCGTGAAATCGGCGCTTACTGCTGCGCCTTGTGTTGCTGCTACCAATTGTGTCTGCTCCATAAATATAACTCCTTATTATAATGCTGGCTTTGTCGCAGTCCTTACACTTCTTTGAATGCTTCTCACAGCACGTTGCACGGATGAAGTAACGCTTGGTTGTGCTATAACAAAAACAAATGCCGGAAATATCTGTGGTCCGGACCCATCAGGAATAGGACCAAATTGTGCATCTCCCACACCAGCCACGGCCAATACACTGTTTACGATAAGGGATGTTGCTGATTCGTAAAGACTTTGGGATAGTATAGTATATATCCCCTACAATCACAGCATTCTGTATAAAAATATTGACTACACCTTGCATGGAGGTATCGGCTGGGGCCAATAAGACTGCCTCAGGTGATACTGTGCTAGCTCCGCTCGATGTGAAAGCTGCTTCTACAAGTGACATCCCCCCAGAAAGTGGAGAGAAAATGGAACTACCAGTGGAATTGAATGCTGCATCTTGCATTCCCTGCACAACAAATGTGCTGGTACTTATTGCTTCTGCTGCATAAGCAACAGAGACGGTGCGGTTATTTGGAAAAGTAGCTTGTGATGAAGCAACAGAAGCCATTTCCCCGCCGGAAAATGCAAGGGCTTCTGCCAGCACCGCAGAAAGTCCTGCGGCTGACAATTCTCCCTCTACTACCTGTCCTCCTTGTAGCAGTATATCTGCCAGTCCGACTCCTGTATAAGCACTTACTATAGTAAGCCCGGCTTGAAGAGCAGTAAGGCCCGCCCCTTGTGACGAAAGTTCCACGTTCTGTATTGTGGAAGTCTGGACAGAGGTCACACCCTGTCCGGTGGCAAGGAAACCCACGGCTGTGTGTTGCCCAGAATCCCCCGCCATTATAGACGAACCTGTGGTTAACAGTTCTCTCCCAATTACGTGCCCTCCTTGGAGGAGTGGGGATGCAACCGCCGTTGAACTATATGCACTGGGTAATATAAGATTAGAAGCAAGAGTGGTAGCACCTATTGCCGTTGATGCAAGTGCAGAACTTTGGATAACAGAAGATTGCGACACAGCAACACCTGTTGCTGTTAAATCAGCAGGAATGATGTCAGATGCGGGACCAGGATGCTCTAGCCATGAATTGAAATTGCCGACATTGTTATTAAATCGTAAGAATTGAGTTTGATTTCCGCCAGTACTGGTAAATTGTACCTGAATAAACTCATCTGTGAATGGCCCCGGCGGCCCAAAGATTACTTCACCAGGAGAAAATGTAAGTACGTGCTGTTCTATTGCCCCTTTGACTAAACTTATTGTCGTTGTTGCCAGCAAATCTTGAGCAGATGTACATGTGACTACCCGTGAACGCCTTACGGTAACATCGATTTTATTTGCCGGGTCGCCACCCGCGCCGGTATCGGTCCAAAAGTTTAGCGTCCACACGCCTGCCGGAATGGTGCGCGCTTCTGCTACATTGAAGAACATTTCGCCGGATTGCAAATCCGGCGATACGTCGGTCGCCCCTGATGTCTGGGACAGCGCCAGTGGTCCCCCCCCAATGGGGCAGGCAATGCCTGACGCAGTGTCTCTTAGAAACCAGAATTCATCCATTACGATCCTCTACTACTGCTAGTTTAATCTTCCATAATGGTGGAAGTATTCTTTATGCGGGGAATTGTACCGATTTGCATGGTGATGGTAGGATTTAAGGCTCCTGAATATAGTATTTTTCCTACACCAGAAGCTGTGTTTACTACACTGGCGTGTGTCAGAGCACCACCAGGAAGCCCTGTTGCTTCAGGGAAATCAACAGCCGCAACAGGAGATACAGAATTGCCGGTCACTGCCCATGCCGCAGCAGTCCGGGCAAAGGCTTGCCGTGCATATCCTGTATAGGCTGTTTCAGAGGTTGTAGCAGTATCTGCTTCTCCAGGATATGCCGTGTGCAACGCCATCCATAAGTTATCGGCAACAGTCGATCCAGGAAGACCTCCTGCATCACCAATGCTGGTAATGGCCACATTATTGAATATCAATTTCAATAGATCATTTTCAAAAACATCACTTTTAGACATGTTAATTTACGCCTTGTTTAGGCTGTATTTTCCAATTGTACACTTATATCAAATACTGAAACGAAGTTATTATTACCTTGGTCTGTTACTGTATCTCGTAATGTACCGGATGCGACTCCTGATCCTGTATTTGTCTTTGATGCAGTTACTGTATCGGTTGTAGTGCCGAACAAAGTGATACCTGCTCCTCCAACAGTAAAGGCCCATGAGTGTGTAAAAGGCCCTACACCATTCGACACTGTGGCAGTGCTGCTTCCTTGTGCAGTGACTCCAATAGGAGCAACCTTGACAATACCCGGCGCTGTGACAGAATGATTGATAACCTTCGAGGCTCCTAGGAAGTTTCTTATGGCCACGGGCGGCGCTGTTGGTACGCCTTGATTGGCTGAGGTATTGGGAACCCATGCCCCTCCACGTAAAAACGCCGATAGAGGGGTTTGCGTAGGCGCTCCAAACTCTGTAACGATTTGTGAAAGAGAAAGATTTCCGGTTGTTGGAAGAGGCATATTAGCATCTCACCGCTTTGTTAAGTAGCCATTCCACTCTACTTTCCATTTCATTGAGACGTGTGCGTACTTCAATCAACTCTGCTGCAAGCACTGCTGTAAGTTTGGGATATGAAATATATAGTATCCCCTTATCATCCTCGAATACAACTTCGGGATATGTGTCTCTGATATCTTGCGCGATAAAACCTATCTCTGTCCGACCACTATCTTTGTAACGATATTTGACTGGAGAAAGGTAAGGAGATCTTACAATCAGAGGTTCGACATCGGCCTTCAAGGTTTCATCTGATGTAGAGATGAAATCAGGAGCAGTCTGATTTGCGGTAAAGGTATTGGCTCCCAACCCAGGAGCACCTATACTGGTTCTGAAAGTCGCAGCGCTTTCTGCTGTAACCGTATTGTCGGCGTTGACTTTCAAGAACGTAATAGCGGAAGGATTGGTTAAAGTAAATACATTGGATCCTATTGTCGTGGCACCTAGGTTGGTGCGGGCAGCGGCCGCCGTGGTAGCCCCGGTGCCACCGTTAGCTACCGCAAGCGTGCCCGCCAGAGTCACCGTACCGGAACCGGTGACCGGACCTCCCGAAGTAGTTAGCCCCGTGGTTCCCCCCGATACCTCAACACTACTCACCGTACCTGTTTTGGCTCCTGCTTCAATACCATCTAATTTAGACTTATCGGCTGAA